TCGCACGGCGACCGGAACGCGTCCTGCTCCCTGAACCTCGTCACCGGCGTCTGGTGCTGCCACGGGTGCGGGGAGAAGGGCAACGCCTATTCGGCGGCAATGGCGTGCGGCTACTCGGAGACGCAGGCGCGCAGGCTCGCGCAGGAATACGGCCTGTTTCTTGAGCGAAAACATGATGCGCCGAAGATGCCGACGGAGCGTCGCGTGCAGATCTGGCATGAGCAGCTTTACAAGTCCCCGCGGATTCTTCAGCGGTTGACCGTGGTGAAGGGATGGAACCGTCGGGGGTATTGGCGTTGCCAGGTCGGCTGGGATGGCGAGCGGATCACCTTTCCGGTGCGCTCAGCGACCCGCAGGATCGTTGGTCTGGTTCGTTATCTACCGGGCGGCGATCCGAAGTCAAAGGCGATTCCCGGATCCCGGCGTGACTTGTTCCCGCCGCCGGAGTTGTGTTCCACGAAGATGCCGCTGTTTCTGGTGGAGGGCGAGCCGGCCGCGGTGTCGGTGTGGTCAACGGGCCATCAGGCTGTTGCGATCCCCGGTGTGAATAGTTGGCGTCCGGAGATGGCCCAGCGGTTCGTGGGGCGGCGTGTGGTGATGCTTCCGGATTGTGATCCGCAGGGCCGTGATCTCGCCCAGCGCGTCAGCGCAGTGTTGCCGAAAGCAATGGTTGTAGATCTTGCACCGGAGCGCCAGGACGGCTACGACGTCGGGGATCTCGTGCTCGAGGCAGCACAGGAGGATGAGTTGCTCGAGCTCGGCCGGATTCTCGGGAGGCTCGCGGCATGAGCATCGACCGTTCCAGGGCGGGTAAGCGGGCCCGCAGGCGCGGGAATCGCGGTGAGAACGAGGTTCGGGATTTGATCCGGCATGCCGGCTGGACTGGGGCGCACCGCAATTTCATGTCCGGTGGTGCCGGTGGCGGGGATTTGGCGGATGCGATCCCGGACGTTCATCTCGAGGTGAAGTTTGTGGAGCGCCTGGATCTCCCTGGGGCGTGGCGTCAGGCGTGCGCCGGCGCGAGACCGACGGATACGCCGGTGGTTGCTTCTCGGGCGAACTTTCAGCCGTGGATCGGCAGTTTGCGTTTGACGGATCTGATGGGACTTCCGGTGTTGGCGTGGGCTCCGATGGTGATCGGCCCGAGGGCGGGTGTTCGCGCGGAGTTTTTGGCGTTGAAGCGAACGAGTGAGCATCCGTTGTTGGTGCATCAGGTGAACGCGGATGCGTTGGCGACGGTGTTGTTCACGGATTTGCTGGTGTTGTTGGGTGGTCAGCGGGAGGCGGCGGCATGACGGTTTCAGAGATTTTTGACAACGAGAGGAGAACGCAGTGACCCAGCAGACCGATTACTTTCTGAGCCACGGCTCGCACCGACGCGCGGAGGACGGTCGCTGCGCAATGGAGTGGGTCAGCTACCTCGCCGGCGAGCGCCACAGCGATTCGCCGCAGTGCGTGTCGCCGGTTCTCCGGCGGTTTTGCATCAGCCTGAACGATCGGCTTCCGGACGAGGAGCGCCAGAAGATGCGCCCGTACTTGGCGCGCACGATCGGCACCAACGGCGACGGGATGGACGAGCAGCGCGTTCGGATGTGCCGCGAGTTTCTGCTGCACCACTCGCTGCCGTTCTACCTCGACAAGGCCGGTCGTCACGAGGCCGCCCAGCGGCTCCGGGAGTTGCCGGCGGATCTGACGGTCGAGGCGGTGCGCGATGCGATCTCGTTCGCCCGTGACGAGGCAAGGAGCGCGAGGGCCGAGGCCGTCGACCGGCTGACCGTGAAAATCCGCGCTGAGCTCGCGAAGCGCGGATTGAACGCTGACGCTGCCGCTGCCGCTGCCGCTGCCGCTGACGCTGACGCTGTCGCTGCCGCTGTCGCTGCCGCTGTCGCTGACGCTGCCGCTGCCGCTGTCGCTGACGCTGTCGCTGTCGCTGTCGCTGACGCTGCCGCTGTCGCTGACGCTGTCGCTGTCGCTGTCGCTGCCGCTGCCGCTGCCGCTGCCGCTGCCGCTGCCGCTGCCGCTGCCGCTGTCGCTGCCGCTGTCGCTGTCGCTGTGAAAAAGGGCAGCGATGGGTATTGGGCGGTCTACAACGCGGTCCGTGACAAGCTCTATGAGCGGTACTACGCGCTCGGGAAGAAGTGGGCCGAGGAGCCCAACGCGCAGATGATCCCGGCGGCGTTCGATCTCCTGGACCGGATGTTGCCGACGGAGGTCATTCAGCTTCCGGTGGTTGAGGATGCTGAGGCGGTGTGTGGGGTGCCGGTTCGTGCCTGACGCGAGCACTCAAAGAGGCATCCTCGTCGTCGCGCTCCTGGCGCTGACCGCTGCGGTACTCGCTGGCTGCGGATCAACGGATGGCCCGGTGGCTAAGTGCGGCCCGAGCGGGGTTCTGCGGATCGACCATCCGAACAGCGATGTGGCGCTCATTGTCTGCCAGAACGGCCATGTCTACGAAGTGGCGGTCAGCTGATGGCGAGCCCACAACGAACCAAATCCGCCGTGCGCTGCCCGTTCGTGGACCCGATCACGGGCGGGGCGTGCGTGCTCGTGATCCCGGAGGACGGGCGCGAGCTACCGCCTGGGGCGATCCATGTGGACGTGTGCCCTGGCTGCGAAACGCCGTCGTCCTATCACGCGCTCGATTCGCCCGCGCATTGCCAGTGTGGAATCGACCGCGAGGAGTGGCAGCCGATGATCTACGTGCCGTTGGAGGTCGAGCGACTGAAGGTGATCGGAGGCGATTCAACATGAGCATGGGCCAATCCGATTGCCGACCGTCACGCCTCGGACCTGTGGACAGATGAGTCGATCAGGCAGACAAGAACGACTGGCCCGCTCCCGCGCCTACGCGGGCGGCATGGCCTCGGCGGCTTCTCCGAAGCGGAAGTGGCCGCTACGGCGCGTGGTCGGGTCGGGCAGGTTCGCCGTGTACGGGCACGCGCCTGCGATCAAGGTCTACCGCGAGGTCTTGGAGTGCGGTCACCTGATCCGACCGGCGCACGACATGATCGGCGAAACCGAGCATGAGCGCCGACGCTGCGGCAAGTGCTTCGACGGCAAGCCGCAGGATGTGGACCCGACCGAATGGAACGCGAATGGCTGAAAAGGAACTGAGCCAGAGCGGGGTTTCACGATGCGGGGTTTCACGATGATCGGCTGGTGGCTGCTCCTGGCGCTGGTGATTGCCATGCCCGTGGTGATGTTCCTGCGGTTCATGCGCGAGGAGGAGCGGCGCAATCAGGCGTTCGTTGCGCACTTGGAACGGATGAGCCGCGAGTGCCCTGCCTGCAAGCCGTGGGGCGGCTATTACCTGGGCAAGATGAACTCTGACGGCTCCTACGAAACGCACACCTGCGAGGTTCGCGGCGGCACCGGGGAGTTACCTGATGCCTGACCGGGGCCGATCTGCAAGGTCAACCCAAGCGCCGGAAATGTGCGGCGTAGGCTGCGCCGCAGGAGCGAAGGGCGAGATGCTGCTGTGCGGCTTCAAGAAGGGCCATCGAGGCAAGCACGCCTGGGCCACGCTGCCGACGTTCGTGGACGGCAAGCTGACGGTGGACGACAGGGCTGTGGACCGCGCCGCCGAGGCCCTGCGTCACACGATGTTGGGCGGCTCGCCAGAAGGCACGAAGGCGCTGCACGAGCACGCCCTCAACGTCGCTCTGATCGCTGTTCGTACTTACCTCGGACGGGAGAAGGGCTAGTGGGCCAGAGCGGCGGTCGAGTCATTGTCGGCGCTGAGGGCGCTCCCTGCCCGCGCTGCGGGCGGTACGATCCGCTGCGGCTGGTGGACTGCGTCTGCGCTCGCTGCTCGGATGAGATTGACCCTTCCGTTCTGTCTCGTGAGGACGTGGTGGAGCGGTTCTGCAAGCTGTCGAGCAAGGTCGCTGAGGAGGTCTTCGGGCACAGGTTCGCGGCCGACTGTTTCTGCGGGCGTGGTGGTCTGCCGGAGAACTGGGGCTGGCGCTACGAGGATGACGTGCTTGCCTGGATCGAGAGGGTCGTGCTTGCTGCCGTGGAGGGCGACCATGCCCGGTGATCTGGGCCTTTTCGTGGGCTCAGCCCGGAGGTCGTTTTAGTGGGCTGGGCGCATCCGCACCTGCCCAATCAGGGGCTCTCGAACGAGTGGTGGACGCCCCGCCATGTGTTCGACGCGCTTGGGTTGGAGTTCGACCTTGACCCGTGTGCGCCGCCCGGTGGTGTGCCGTGGATTCCGGCGAAGCACCACTACTCAATCGAGGACGACGGGCTGGGCCATGAGTGGTTCGGGCGCGTGTGGGTCAACCCGCCCTACGGGCGCGAGACTGGCGTGTGGATGATGAAGCTGGCCGAGCACGGCCACGGGATCGGCCTGGTGTTCAGCCGGACGGACGTGGCCTGGTGGCATGCAGCGGTTCCGAGCGCGACAGCGGTGTGCTTCGTGCGCGGACGGCTGACGTTCATCCCCGGCTCGGGCCAGTCGGCTCCCGGCAATAGCGGTGGACCGAGCGCCCTGGTCGCGTACGGCGACGACTGTGCTGAGGCGGTCGAACGATCCGGCCTCGGGCTGACCTACTACACGAGGAGACCCTGATGGGCCTGAGCGGCGGTCGAGCCGAGCACCCGTTTGTGCCGGTCAAGGAGGAGTTGCGCCAAGTCGATCTCAACGGCTTCTGTCCTGAATGCCACAACGTCGCGACCGCGTGGGGGAAGGTGCTCGCGAAAGTTGAGGCCGAGCGCGACCGATACCGCGATGCCCTCCTGAAGATCAGGAACGAGCTAGGTGGAGTCTGCGAGATGTTCGAGATTTGCGAGCACCGGGCGTGCCGCGACTCCTACGCCGCTCGCGAGATCGCCAACGAGGCACTAAACCCGACCGAGGAGGCGTGATGGACGGCGAAATGACCCGCGTGGGCCAATTCGGTGACTGGGTTGAACGAGCGATTGTGTGGGCTGCTGGCGGCGCTCAGATTACCTTTTGGCTGCTGCATCTATTTGGGGTGCGTACATGACCGACATTCCGATTGAGCGGATGCTGGACGCGGTTGAGTGGCGTCCGATACCGGGCGCTGGCGGGACCGATCTTCACGCGACACATGAAGGTGTTCTCGCGCTGGCCGATATCGAGCTGCGCTGCTATGTGCTGAGCGACGGTACTCGCGTCTTCGATGCCGACGACATTGAGCGATTCTTTGGAGGCGACCGTGTCTGACTCGCGCGTGGGCCAAAGTGCAACAACGGGCCAGCAGCCGCTCTACGACGTGCGGGTCGTCCCGAGAGAGGGCTGGTTTGACATGCCCGACGACTGGCACGCGACGATCACCCGGAAGTCGGACGGCAAGCAGGCCATCGTGACTGCGTCGTGGCTTTGGCTGCTTCGGTGGCGGACGCGGCGGATCGCCTGCGACCGCATGTTTCGCCGGATCGACCGACACGACCGGAAAATCGCCCAGGTCAAGGAGTTCTCGGTATGAGGCGCTGTGCCGACTGCGGAGCGCGCAATCCGTATCTGGTGCAGCGCGGCGATGAGTGGGTCTGCACGCATCGGTCGGCTTGTGAGGCGCGGCAGATGCTTGTCGCTGGCGAGCCGGTCGAGGCGGTTGCCGCTCACGCCCAGAACCGCGTCAGCGATGAGATGGTGGATCGGGGCTGGGAGGCGGCAAGGCAGGCTTATCGCGCGACGGGACGCTGGGACAAGGCGGCGATGCGAACCGCATTGGAGGCGGCTCTCAATGACTGAGAATTTTGGTCAGTGGATTGAACAAAGCCCTGTGGGCCAAAGCGAGGCGAGTCTGTACGTGGCCTATGATGGCACGTTGGGGCAGCCGTGGACCGTGGTTGTCCGACTCTGGGACGCAGCGACAACGGCCTGGCGCGGCATCGCCACGGTCGGCCAGATCGCGTCGTCACCCGAGCACGCCGTCGAGCTTGTTCGCAAGAACGGTCCGTGGCCCGAGGGTGCGGAGTTCAAGGCTCATGCTCCGGGCGACCCGCTTGGAAAGTTGGTGTGGGGCTGCTCTGCGATGACCCGAACGTGACGCTAGGGGAAGTCGATGCGTGACTTCACTCGTTCAGACGAATCAACGTCTAATCGTCTAATCGGCTGGCGTCCGCTGTTGTGTCGCCTCGGACTTCATCGCTGGCGCAATGGCGGCTTCACGGGCGCACATCACGGTTGCTACCGCTGCGAGCGATGCTGGAAGACGCGGAAAGGAGCGCATCATGGCTGAAGACACCCCGGCCCAGGTGGTCGTTACGCGGGCGGAGTGGGATGAGTTCCGTCGCCTGCGCGACTTCGCTGAACGGCTGACCTCGATGGACGAAAGCGAGCGCCGCCAGGTCACGCTGTCGGCGATCATCGACGCCGCGCGTCTAGCGGTGAAAGGAGAACCCGATGCCTGAGATCACCACTTCACAGGCTGAAGCCGTCGCGACGATGCTGCGGCTTGATGCGTTCGCGGAGGCGACCGCCGCGAAGGTGCAGAAGGTTGCTGTCGGCGGCACCCTGGACGACGACCCAGCGCTTGAGTCGGCCATCTTGCAGGCGCTCGATGAGGCAGGGCTGCCTCTTGGCTGATCTGGGCCGATTCGGCTGCCGACGCCGACCGACGTTTTGCGCGAGCCGCTGGGAGGCGCACTACCTACGGGAGAAGTCCAAGCGCGATGCGATCCGGCGCAAGCTCGCTCGCGCCCGAGTCACGCGGGAGGCGACGCGATGAACATGGCTGCGGGTGGTCCCGAGGCGCAGGAGGCGCAGGTCGGGCGCGTTGTGTTCTGGCACGCCAGGGCGCACGACAAGCTGGACGAGTACGGCGTGCCGCGTTTCGACGGCGACATGGAGTTGATGCTTGAGGAGCGCATCCAGCGGCTCGCGGAGGACGGCCCCGACGAGGCAGTCAGGCGAGGGCAGATTCATGCCTGACCCGAGCGTGGGCCGAAGCGAGGCGACTGATCCGTTGGCCGGTCTCCCACCCTGTTCTCGTTGCGATCACTCGGCTGGCGCGCATCGACTGGACGATGCGACTAACCAGGACCCGACCAGCCCGGATGCCAAGTTCCGCTGTACCGCGAGGCGTCATCTCGGGTCCTTGCGGGCGGTTGTGCCGTGTGATTGCCCGAACTACCTCGCGCCAGGAGGCGCAAGCTGATGGGCCAGAGCGTAAGGAGTCACCCGTTGGAGTACCGAGGCTGGCCCGAGAACTTCGGGCCGACCGCCCGCTTCGACCGCGACCAAAAGAGGATCACGATCTTTCGCGGGAGCCATGGGCATGGGATAAGCCCCGAGGATGCGCGACGGCTGGCCGCTGAGCTAAACGAGTGTGTCGATCAGATCGAGGAGGCTGGCCGTGCCTGATGATCTGGGCCAGAGCGGCTGCTCACGACCGAAGCTCGGTCCTGGTGACGCGGCGTACATCTTGGCGTGGTGCGCGTGGCGCAACGCCTACGCCTGTTTGGGCGAGACGGACGAGGAGGACACCCGCAAGGCGTTCGTTCGCTGGTGGAACGAGTCAGGCGAGGTGCTACTGGCCGACTGGGGCTACCGGGTGCTCGACAGCCCCGACACACCGCAGGAGGTCCGCGATGCCTGAGCACTTGGGCCTAAGCGTAAGGAGTTTGTGATGAAGGGATTGTGTGGCTATGGCCGCTACGACGACGACCCGGAGCACATCGGTTGCCCTCGCGCGAGTTCAGATATGACGCCGTGTGTCGCTCGTGACGGACACCTGGCGATGACCGACTGGGATGACCTGGACAACATGATCGCCTGCGTCGGGTGTGGCATTACTCCGTGGGAGGCGTTGGTTGAGATCAAGAAGGCTGCGGGCCTTACACCGCCGAGCGCGAGCATGGGGCCGAACCATTACGCAGACCAGTTGCAGAAGGTCGTCCGCCGCGTCACGGAGCCTGCCAATGGCTGACCCGAGCGGGGGTCGATCCGGGGATTCACCCCAGCGCCGTGCGCGGCTTGAGCGCATCGCCTACCAACGTCTTGGTTACGTCGGCGTCTCGTCTGCCGAGCAAGTCAAGGCCATCGTTGATCGGGCGTTGGAAGATCCGCCGCCGGTCAGCCATCCGCACTCTTACGAGGAGACGGGCATGTGTACGGAGTGCGATGCCGCGTGGGTCTTGGAAGTCGAGGCGATGGAGAACGACGATGCCTGACCCGAGCGTGGGCCAAAGCGTCTGCTCATGTGGACATACGCTTTCCGTTCATCGACAGGTGAAAATCGGGAGGGACAGCCTCGATCCGCCTCGACAGCTTTGGTGTCAGGAATGCTCCTGTATTGATTACGAGCCACAGTCAACGAACTGCGAGCTGGTTGACCCGCCCGCGACTGAGGCCGGTGGCTCGTGAGATCGCGGCGTGCGTCCAGCCTTCGGCCAGCGCCTGTCGGACGGCCGCGTTGCGCGCTTCGCGCTCCTGCTCCGAACGGCGGAAGGCCCGCTGGTAGCGAGCCTCGGCTTTGCGGAGTTCGTCGGCGGACATTAGTAGCTGCCCTTGCGCGGCTTGGCGTTCATCGCGCGGACCCGGCGCTCCGCTTGCCGCTTGCAGGACTCGCATCCGCAGTCGGAGAGCATCGGGTTGTGCTCGGGCTCCTCGACTACTCGGCAGACGCCGCTGCTGATGATCTGACCGTCCGTGGTACGGACCATGTAGCCGGGAGCTGCTCCGTCGCGGTAGAAGATTTCGGCGGCGGTCGCGAGGTGCTGGCTGCCGTTCTGCCAGACGATGGTCTTGCCAGCGATGTCTTCGATTCCGAAGCGTGTGCGGTGGATCGGCCGAGTGGTCATTTTGTTCTCCTTGGTGGTTTCGAACATGAACTCAGCATAGATCCCTATGCAGCATTTGTCAAGGGGTATATGCAAAAAGATTCGGAGGCAAGCCGATGAGTCGCACCGATGATCCAGATCGACCGACGAACCACTATGCCTGGAAGGCCGAGGTCGAGCGCGATGGCGGGTATGAATACCGCACCATCATCGAGTTCTCTAGCGGGGCTAGGAGCGTGTCCTACGGCATCAGCGAGGCGGCGGCTCGTCGGCGCGTTGCCAACTTCAAGGCCGACCACGACCCGAGAGCGGTCATCCGCTTTGAGCGTCGCAAGGTCGAGCCGTGGGTGCGCTGTGTCCCGGAACGATCACCATCGGAGGCTTCCGCGCAGCAATCGGCGCAAGACGCTCCATCGGATCGATCCCCCGGAGGTAGCGCTCCGTGACATCGAGGCGAGCATGACCGAGGGCACCTTGGAGCGAGTACATCGGGATGCCGTCCCGCGAGCAGTCCACCGCGAAGCCGTGGCGGAAAGCGTGTGGGTGGACACGTCGCCGCATCCCTGCCCGCTGCTTGAGCGCGGTCATTTGCCGCCGCACGTCGGGCGAAGTCATCTGCGTACCGGCGAGCGGCCCACGGATCACGGGCAGGAGCGCGCCGGGCGCGCTCTCTTGCCGCACGCGCGTCCAGTATTCGATCTCTCGCCAGCCCCACTCGTCTACGACGACGATCCGGTGCTTGTCGCCCTTCCCACGCCGCACGAGGATGCGGCGCTGGGTGTGGTCGAGGTCGTGTTCGTACAGCGCGAGGGCTTCGCCGATCCGCAGGCCGGTGCGGTAGAGGATCACGAGCAGACACCGCAACCGCATCGCGCTCAGCTCGGCCTCGCGGCCAGCTCGCAGCGGCGTGCAGTGGGCCAGGAGCAGCGCGAACTCCTCATTGGTGATCGGCTCGGGAGGGAACTTTCGGCCCCGGTTGGTGTTGTGGGGCTTGCGGAGCGGTACGACGGGGGCAAGCGCGGTAACTTCAGCTTGGGCTGCCATGGAGGTCTGATCTCCTTTGGTGGCTCGGGGCAAATCCGTTGGCGCGGCTTTGCCCCTCTTTTTATGGGGTGCTTCCAGTCTACCGGGAGCGGGGCATGAGCGAGCCTCCGGCGACCACGCTCGTTTGGTGCCCGAAGTGCGGGCGCACGGATCAGTTCCAGCGGCTTTTGCTGCCTCCGCATCGACACTACTTCGAGAGCCGCTTTTGCGAGGGCGAGCCGATGCGCATGCGGTACGAGCCGGTTCGTCAACAGCCGCTTCGAGGGACGGACGCCACATCGTCTGACGTATCGAGTCGGGGGCAATTCGTGTGCCGGCAAGATCCTTCGGCGAAAGAGACGCAGCGGTGAGCCTGATCGCTCCACGCTGCAACTGCGACTCGCCTATCCGGGCGCTGTTCGCCCGCTCCGAGGACGATGGGATCGCGGCGGACTGGCCGCATAGGAGGGCGGCTGCGTGAGCGCACTCGCTCGCATCTCGGATCATCCGCGCTACGCCGGCGCCCCGGAGCCGTGGATCAAGAAACGCCAACTTGCCGCGCACTTGGACGTGTCGGAGCGGTGGATAGAGCTCCGTATGCGCGAGGGTTTGCCGTGCAATCGGTTGAGCCGCGGCGCTGTGCGGTTCAGAATCGCCGATGTGGAGGCGTGGCTGAGCGAAAGGAAGGCCGGATGATCGGCAAACCAAGGGGCAAGTCCAAGACCTACCCGGTGTACGTGTATGACCCGGCGCTGAAGCGCAAGGTGTACGTCGGCTCCTGCCCGAAGGTCGGCTCGAGGAGTGGCGATCCGTTGACGGACGCGAAAGCGCTCGAGGCGCTGAAGGAGCGGGAGTTTCAGCAGCATGGTGGCCGCGGGCGCGTGTCCGGGACTTGGAGCGCCTATGCGAAGCGGTGGCTCGACGTCAAGCACGGACCCGGCACCCGGCGCGCGAGCGCGGCGACAAAGGCTCATAACGATGGGGCGCTGAAGCCGTTCCTCGAGACCTACGGCCCGCGGCGCCTATCTGACCTGATACCGCGTGATGAGGCTTTGGACTGGGCGCACGGCCACCGATGGCAGGCCCGCGTCGTTTCGGCGATGTTCGCCGACGCGATGGACGAGGGCAAGATCCTCGTCAACCCGTTCGCCAACCGGCAGATGGAACAGCCTCGAGGGCGGAAGGACATCGAGCCGATCACCGAGGAGGAGCTCGAGCAGCTCGCAACGATCGCGTTTGAGCATTGGGGCCCGGGGGAGTACGGCCCCACGTGCCGCGCCTGGATTCTGATGGCCGGCTGGGTTGGCTGCCGCCCGGGCGAGATGTGGGCGCTCGAGGCTGAGGACTTGGACTTGCCGGGCGGCATGGTGCGCTTCGGCAGGATCAAGGGGTTTCGCCAGGTCGAATGGGTGATCCTGCCTGACGAGGCGAAAGCCGCATTGCTGCAGATGGGCATACCGCTGCGTGGCCCGGTGTTCACGACGTCAACCGGCAAAGCATTGAGCAAGGGCGGCTCGCGCTACTACTGGGATCCGGTGCGCACAGCGTTCACCGCGAAGCTCCCGCCGCGCCGGCGGGCCGAGTTGCTGAACGGGCGCCCGAACCTCGATCTGTACGAGCTCCGGCATTTCTGCGCGTCGATGCTGGCGGCTAGGGGAGCAACCTCGAGGCAGATCGCGCAGCAGCTCGGGAACAGCCCGGAGGTGTGCGAGGAGACGTACATCCACGGCTACAAGAACCGGATCAACGAGGAGCTTCGCGCCCTGTATGGGATGAACGTGCGGCATCTGCAGTCGGCGGATGGGTTGCATCGTGGGCAGCAGGTAAAATGAAAGTGCCTGCTATGCGCCACTTTTTCGGTTTGATTGTTCCTGCCGGGGGCGTACCGACAGTCGGGGCGAACGTCAGCGAACACGGGCGAAACCGCCCCGTAAACGCTGGGGATCGGGGCGAAAGAAACCGCAGCAAACCGCAGCTTGTTGAGCGCGCAACCGACCGGATGGGCTGCAACTGGGTTGCAAATTTGCTCCCGATGGGATGCAAATCGTGAAGTCGGATCATTGGCGCGGCGATGTTGCCCGGCGCTGGTGTTCCGGCGGGAAGCTCGCTATTCCGCGCACTTCGCTTGAGCGTTTGCAGCTGTATGTGCGGTTGATGCGGTTGAAGGCTGATGCTGAGCGGCGCAGGGAGGAACGCGAATGATCCGACTGACCCGAGAATCGTTGAAGTTCCTGCTTGCCGGCCAGAGCGTGCCGCTCGAGGTTGACCGCCAGTACAAGCGAGGCGGTATTTACAGCGTGGGTGTGGCGCGCAAGATGATCTGTCAGGCTCAGGTGATCGCGTGCGAGGAGCAGGGTTCGCATTGGCGGATCACCGTGAAGCGGCTCTCAGGCGATGAGGCGCGACTGTTTACGCACTCCGGCGGCACCGTGAAAGCCCCAGTGGAGGCGAACCCGGACGATCCGGACGTGTTGCGCGGCGCCGACTTCTATGAGCCTGAGCCGCTGACGGACGCCCAGGTGCGGGATCTGAACTACTACCGGGCGACGTCGCATCGGGCGAGGATCACGAAGAACCTTGATCCGACGGAGAATGTGCTCGCGACGTTGGATGAGATGCTGTCGGCCGGCGCGATGAGCGGGAAGGCCAGGGATCATTTGCGGGCGGCGAGGCATCATGTCCGGAAGGCGAGCGAGCGATGACGCCTGAAGAAGCAAGCGCGATCCTCTCTGAGTTGGCTTTGCTGAGCGCCGCCGTGCGGGAGGCGGCTTTTGAGCGGGACGAGGCGCGCGGTGGCCGCGATTACGCGATTTGCGAGGCGCGGAAGGACGGGGCGACGTTGCAGGCGATTGCGGATGTCGTCGGTCTTTCGAGGGGTCGCGTGTCTCAGATCCTCAAGACGAGCGGGGATCTATGAGTACGTCCGGCCGCTCGGTACAATCTGCGTTGCCCTCTGTGGACGCCCCGCCGATAGCCCGGGAGCCCCTGCCGGTGACAGAGATCGGCACCCCTTGTACCGGGCGGATGACTTGTAGGTGTGGTGGCTGTGTGGGTGATCGTGCTGAGCTTGTTGAGCAGCGTGGTTGGCGGGTTTCGCAGCCTTGGCAGCCTAGGCTGAGACGCGCAGCATGAGCGTGGTCGTGCGTCGAGCCGATCACAGCCGTGGCGAGGCTTGGCTGTATCTCGGCCATACCCGCGTTCTTGATCGGTGGCTACAGCGCCAGCGCATCACGCGTGACTGCGGGTACGTGCAGGTCGCCTATGGTCCGCTGGTGACGCGTCATGGTTTGCCGATGCGGCGCACGGTCGGCTTTCAGGCTGGAGCGCGCATTGCCTGACGAGTCTGGGGTGTTCAGGGGTATTTCGGTTCCTAGGTTGTGGCCTGGGCACCGCTCGGATCACGCCGCGTTGTCTGCGGCGAGCACGCATCGCTATTTAGCGTTGACTCCCAATGAGGTTCGGATCCTCTTGGCGTGGCTCCCGAAGGCCGATTCGACCGAGCCTCTTCGCCGCAAGCTTGAGCGCGTTTCCGAGGATTCGCTTTGACCGCTACGGTTTCCCCAGTGGGCACGAGACGCACGCGCGATACGGAGACGCGCAGCGAGTACATCGGTTTGCGGATGAAACCGTCCGAGCTCGCAGAGATCCGCGCAAGGGCGCAGGCGCGGGATATGACGTTGACGGAGTACATGACTCGCGCCGGCCTAGGCGAGCTGGACGACAACCTCAGTCGTACCGAACGGGCGATCGTTGATCTGCAGGAACGGATGGACAGGCTCGAGCAGCAGGCTGGCCTCGGCGCGTTTGATTGAGAACGCGAAACGGGCCCGGATTGCTCCGAGCCCGTAGTTCGCTGCGATCTGTTCCGAACGGCCTAGAAAGGTATTGCCTCCGCTACCGTTTCGGCATGCTGTGAGCCGTCCTGGGCGTGCCCAGCGGCGCAATGCTCGGCGCCGTGGGCGATCCATCGGCCGCAACCGGGGAACGCGCAGAACGCCTTAGACGCGGTCTGGATCGTTGGAGTGGATATCCGCCTAGCGCCCTGCCCGTGGTTGCGGATGATCTCCCAGCCATTCTCCCGGCAGATCGCGTTCCAATCGCGTTGGCTCATGTCTTCGGGACCGATGAGCCCGGCGAACGCGAGATCCGCCGGCGACGTCGGCCGCATCTCAGCGCCGCAAGGGCACCGAGGCATCCCGCGCAGCATCCACGAGCGGGCCATGCGGATCGTGTAGCCACAGTCGCCGCATGAGACCTTGCGCATTGGGGAGCGAGGCTTAGCGGCCATCGTTGCCATCCTCGAGCGACATCTGGCCGCGCAGCTGCTCGAACGCTGACGGATCGAACAGCGGATCGTAAGAACCCTCCGCAACCGTTGAAACGCTCCATAGTGGTTCGCCGTCCCAGGACCTGGGAACGTCTGGCTCGAGCTCGCCAGCGTCGTTTATGCGCATCTGGTTGAGCATTTAGAGCCCCCAGGGCGCAGCGTCGTATCCGGGCAGCATGTCGATCATCCGATGGCGCAGCGCCTCACAGAACGCGTAAGCCTCGGACTCATCCCAATCCGGATGCTCGCAGGACTGATACTCAAAGCACGAGATCAGCTTCAGCACTTCCACTGGCGTGCGCAGCTTGACGCGCATGAGCGGGTAGCGGTACTCGCTGGACCACTCCGGCGTCTCGATCGGCTCAACGCCAGGTGCGATCATCTCGAGCTGATACGTGCCGGGAAGCGGCTCCGCATCGGTCCAGCCCTCACCGTAAATAGCCTCACGGCCCGGCGGCGAGTAACGGTAATCGACGCTGGCGACGTTCTCGGCCCACAGCATCGCCCCAACGGCGTCGGCATTGTTGAGATCCAGCTTGCGCCACTCATCGTCATAGCGCCATGAGAGCTTGTCTCCGGCGCAGCGGTTAGGCGCCAGGCCGGCGCAGATGAGCGCGTCGATGTGCTCTTTGCTCACAACGTAAGCGCTCATCGCTCAAGCCTCCAACCCCGCTGGCGCAGATCCGTGGTGCTGATGTGGCCGTCACGCCATGCGACGTCAAACCACGTTCCCCACTGATCGCTGCGGATGTCGCAAACCACGCCGTAGCGGCGCGGGTTCGCCATGTCTTCGTAGCTGACGTGCGAACCGATGCGCGCCAGGTAGTCAACGGGCGTCTCGCTCATGAGTTCCGCCCCTTACTGAACGTGCAGCCACGGAAATCCGTGCCGTACGGCGGCTGGTCCATGAGCCACGACTTCCAATGCCGCGGCAACGTGTCCCGCTCGGAGCGGAACGTCTGACCCGAACGCAGCGTGATGGCTAGCCATCCCCGTTTCGCTCCGGTAGTCTTTCCTGCTGACATGAGAAGGCCACTCCTTCTTGTGTCATGGCCCGTCAAGCGCTCCAACGCTGGCGGGCCGATCTATAGGAACGCTGCATACCGTACCACCCTGTATAAACACTTGTCAAGCGCCAGTGTGTAAACGCTAGAGCGCAAAGTGACAGCGCACAAGCACCGCCGCTAGTTCGGCGGTCATCGAACTACCTCGCCGCCGCACGCGGTAAACGGGCCGATCTCAGCCCGTCTAGGGCGCAATCACGGCAGCAAACCCGCCCATTAGCAGGTGTTTTGTCCTGCCACCCTCGCAGCACAGCACCACAATCCCCCGTCACGACTGGAGACCGGGCACCCTCCCATGCGCACGCACAGCACCGAACAGCATGAGCTCGAGCAGCGCCCAGGCCGGCTGGCACGCGCACAGCAGCGCGGCAGCGCAGCGGCAGTGGGGGTGCGCGGATTTGAGCGACGCGTCGATCGCGTCCGCGCCTCAGCCTCTCACGAAAATGTGGTGCTTCGTGGAGGGGGTAAGCCCTTTGTGAGCTACGGGACTCCGGTTTGAGCCTCGCGGGTTTGAGGGTTGATCCGGCGGCGTTGGAGGGGTTGTCGGAGGTTGAGAGGGCTGCTGTTGCGTCTCAGCTCAGGGAGTTGGATGAGGCGTATAAGCGCAATCCGTTGTTGGGGTATAACAGTCCGTTTTCTGAGAAGCGGCATCCGAAGCAGATTGAGTTTCATTCGCCGCCGTGGCCGAAGACGCGGTTGTTTTTGGGGGGGAATCGGTCGGGGAAGACGACTGCGACGTTTGTGGACACGATCATCCAGGCGGTTGACAGGGAGGTTGTGCCGGAGCATTTGCAGCCGTTCAAGCGGTGGGAGCCTCCGTTTTATTGTCGGATTGTGGGGAAGGATTTGACGCGGTGGCTTGAGGGTGTGGCGTTGCAGAAGATGCGGGAGTGGCTGCCGGTTGAGCAGTTGAAGGGCAGCGGGTTTACGCATGGGTGGGATAAGCAGTTGTCGATGTTGCGGTTCAAGAACGGTAGCTGGATTCAGTTCATGTCGAATGATCAGGATGTGGATGCGTTTGTGGGGGTGGCGTTGCACAGGGTTGTGTTTGATGAGCCGCCGCGGGAGGACATTTGGGGTGAGTGTTGGGCGCGTCTGATTGATTTCAATGGGGAGCAGTTGTTCGGGTTGACTCCGACGGAGGGGATTTCGAATTGGTTGCATGACCGGTGGTATGAGCCGTGGGAGCGGCTGGTGGTGGAGGGGGGGATGCGGGAGAGCGAGTTTGAGCGGGAGTTTCGGGCTCGTTTGGTGCTGGTTGATATGGATGACAACCCGCATATTGATGAGGAGGGGAAGTTGCAGGCGTTGGAGGGGTATTCGGCGTTGGAGCGGGAGGCGCGGAAGACGGGGCGGTTCATTTCGATGTCGGGGTTGATTTATCCGATGTGGTCGAAGCACCGGCATGTGGTGCCTGATCCGGTTGGTGTTCCGGAGGGTGCGGAGTGTTTTGAGGCGGTTGATCCGGGGATGCGGCAGATGGCGGCGGTGGTGTTCTTTTACCTGACCCCGGAGGATGATCTCGTTGTTTATGACGAGTTGGCGGTGCAGGGGAAGACGGTTGCGGTGGTGTGTGAGGAGATCAAGCGTAAGCGGTTGGAGTGGGGTGTCCCGTTGCCGGATGGGACTAGGAGGCCGGTGCAGCCGCGGTTTACGGTGATCGATCCGGCGTCGCGGAACAAGTCGGCGCAGACTGGTCGTAGCGATCAGCAGGAGTATGCGGATCATGGGATTTTTACGGTGCCGGGGCAGAATGATGTGCGCGCTGGGATCAACCGGGTGGCTGAAAGGCTCGAGGCGGACAAGCTGCACGTCGCCGCGCGTTGTACGGAGTTGCAGTCGGAGTTCAAGAAGTATCGGTGGGCGCGGCCGGCGGCGAGGAGTGAGGATGCGCCGCGTGACCGTCCGGTGAAGCGGGATGACCATCTTCTGGATGCGCTGCGGTATGGGGTGATGGCAAGGCCGTTGAAGCCTCAGCGTGAGATTGTGATGCCGTCTGTTTCGTGGCGGGATAGGGCTTTGGCTGCGGAGTTGCGGCGTTTGCGTGTCCCGAAGCCGCTGCAGCATCCCAGCGGGCCCGGGATCTACGTGTGAGTAACCCCTAACCGAAAGGTTTCAAGATGAGATTGGCGAGCCCGAACCCGGGTTTCTGTTCCTGCTGCTTCAACGCGGATCCGCAGGCCAGGTATGTGGATTGTGAGGCGGACTATGACGGTGCCCCCGTCCTTGACCGGGAGACGCAGAGCATTGCGATTTTGCCGTGGGATGGGCAGCTCGGCGGTCACGACAACCTGTACCTGTGCGAGCGCTGTGTGAAGGAGGCGCTTGAGGTGCTGGAGCTCTCCGCGAAGTCCGAGACGTTGGGGCGCCAGCTCAAGGAGATCCGGAGGTTGGAGTTGGAGCGGGATCATTGGCGGGATACGGCCCGGAGGTTCAAGGAGGAGGTGGACCGTCAGTTGGAGGCTCCGTTCGCCGCCCCGGTTAGACGCGGCCCGGGTAGGCCGAGAAAGGTTGCGGCGTAATGAGTTTCCATCAGGCTTCTGGCGTCAGGTATTTGCAGGGTGCTGCGGGAGCCCCGGCAACGGCGAACGGCAACGGCAATGTCCTTCATGCGGACGGGATCAACGGTGCCGTTCAGGTCGAGGTTGTTGAATCCAATGGCGGTACTTGCACCCTGGCGTTCCAGGGCGCGTTTGACGCTGGTTCGGGGGCGTGGTATGGGGTGGGGTATCAGCGTGTGGATGCGACTGCGTCGCCGGCGCGTACGGTGGATACGGGGTTCAGCGTGACGGCGAACATGGCGCACGTGTATCAGATCCTTGATCCGTATCCGGTGTATCGGGCTGTGATCTCGAGTGTTGCGAACAGCGCGAACGTGTCGGTTCGCGCGTATGTCATTCCGGCGTAGGGGGCGGCTCATGGGTTTGGCTGGTGGTCTTGCGACGAATGGTGCCGGGCAGGTTTCGACGTCTGAGCTTCCGAGTTCGGTGGCTTTAACAACGTCACCGGAGAAGGTCACCGGCCCGTGGGCGTTCCGCACTCCGCCCGTCACGCGCGGGGTCATCACGACGATCGACCCGACCAAGGCGCGCTCACGTAACGCGCTGGCGCCGCTCGTGGTGCCCTCGGTTGACGGGCACGGCCAGAACGTCGAGCCGTGCGTCCTCTACATCCCCGAGGGCATCACCGACGCGAACAGCAACACCTGGAAGTACCTGATGGTCTGCGCCGACTACTACCAGAATCAGTCGTCGCTTGAGAACCCGTCGATCCGCGTCTCAAACGACGGGCAGACGTGGAGCACCGTCACCGGGGCGCCCGACCCGCTCGTCGCGAATCCGGGCGGCGGGTTTCACAACTACGACCAGTCGATCACGATCGGCCCGGACGGCACGATCTACGTGCTCTACATGGTCTCCGACGACGCGACGGTCGAGCGCACCTACTACATCACCACGACCGACCTGGTCAACTGGACCGCGCCGACGCTGCTCCAAACTAACAACAACGTCGGCACCGAGCGCGAACAGGCCCCCGTCGCACAGTGGGACGGCTCTCAGTGGCACGTCTGGAAGGTCCAGTTCGTCCCTGCCAACCCGAGCGCGATCATCCACTACACGGGCGCGACGATCGCCGCCGCGCTCGCCGGGTCAGGGACGACGTGCACGATCAATAACCAGCCCGCCACCCCGACCGTGCTGTGGGAGCACAACATCATCCGCGTCGGGGAGATCTGGTGCGGGGTCATCACGGCAAAGACGGGCGTCAACTGCAACCTCTACTTTATGACCAGCCCAGACGGGGTCAGCTGGACGATGGGCACGCTGCCGCTCCTCCAGCCGATGGCCCCCGGCCAAGGCGCTCTCTGGGACAAGGGGCTGATCTACCGCTCCACGATCGCGCTGCTCAACACGGGGCGAGGCGGCTTCCGGTTCGGCCTCTGGTATGGCGGCGCGGACTCGACCGGCACCGCGAACTGGGGGATCGGCTACACCGAGATCTGGTTCGCAGATGCCGAGGCCCCGCGCGAAGCGTTCCGTTTCCCGGCGGTCCCGTCCCGGTACTTCACCAACCCGGTCATCACGTCGCTGACCAACGGCGCGCTGACGCTCAACAACATGTACCTCTACATCGCCTACTCAGGCGAAGTGGGCATCCTCATCAACGGCCTCGATCTGACCGTGTCGGCGGCGGGCGGCGCGGGCTCCGCGATGCGCGGCGGCCTTTACATCTGCAACAAGCAGAGCAACCCGTTCTGGTGGGCCGCAGGCACAGCATGGGGAACCCTCGTCAGCGAGCTGGCCGCAACGTTCGATGGCACCAGCGCTACCCACCAGCTTCAGCGCTGGGCCGGCACCCAGAATTTGTGGGTTCCACCGCGCACATGGTTCGGGATCGCCGGGGCGTGCCAAGGCGCCGCGATCAGCATTCAGCAGGGCAAGATCGCAAACACCCAATGGTCCGTCTACGGGGCCGCAGGATCGGCCTACAACAACACCCCAGGCTGCGTCCTGTTCTGTACCGGAATCAACGGCGCGCTCCCCCAGTCATTCACCCCAACGGGCGTCGGCCAGGTCGATAACGGCCTCGGAATGCTGCTCGACTCGACCACCCCGAGCGGTTAGCTCACCTTTCAGTGGATTTTCGTAAGCCGGGGCACCTGATCGTCTGATCGCAGGCTGAGCCTGCACAACCTCAAAAACCAAAGGAGAAGCAGCAATGGCACCTGTGATCGGGCCGTTCAACGTTCCCTCAGACCACCCCGTTCCCGTCACGCTGCAGGGTTCGAGCATGACGATCAAGAACGTCGCCGGCGACACCCTCTACTACGGCGGCGATTCAACGGTCTCCTCAACGAACAACCTGGGTTCGTTGACGTCGGGGAACACGGCGAGCGTCAGCGTGAACGTTTGGTTGAAGTCCGCGAGCAACTCGAGCGTCACGATCGCCCCAGCAGGCATCTCCGAGCCCGGCTCAAGCGACATCGCGTTGGGCACCGACGGCACCGTTGGCGGCCCGTCCGGCACCGCGTTGACAGCCGGTGTGTTGCAGATCAACTCAAGCGGTCAGATCGCCCGCGTCGACGGCACCGGCTTGACCAGTGCTGCGATCACCGCGTTCAGCGGCGGCGGCCAGGCGAGTGCCACGGCGCTTCCGGCGTTGATCAACAGGGTCACGACGACCGCTGCAAGCACCCCGCCGTACGACAGCGTGAAGCTGCCCGCCTCAGCGACAGCAGGCCAGTACGTGATCGTGGTGAACACAACCAACAACCCCGTTCAGGTGTTCGGCGCGGGGACGGACACGATCAACGGTGTCGCCTCGGGCACGGGTATCACGCAGCCGCCGAACAGCGTTGACACGTATGTTTCGACGGTCGCCGGGTCGTGGTTCGTGGAGGCTGGTGTCGGGTTCTCCGGCCAGCTGTTCACCGAGCTTGCGCAGGACAGCATCACCGCCCACGCTGGCGGCGGCCAGGGGTCAGCGACCCAGTTGACCGCGCAGACCAGCCGGATCACTACGGTCGCGACCGCCGGCGATTCGGTGGTGCTGCCCGCCTCAGCGCCGGGCCTGGAACTGATGGTGATCAATCATGGTGCGAACCCCATGCAGGTGTTCGGCCTGGGATCGGACAAGATCGATGATGTTGCCGCCGGGACGGGTGTGTCGCAGATGGCGAACTCGCTCGTGATCTACACATGTGCGACGGCGGGCAACTGGTACTCGGAAGGCCTTGCGACGGGGTTCGGCGGCCCCGGCCTGCAGACCCAGTCAACGACGTCCACGATCACCGCGCATGCGGGCGGCGGTCAGGGTTCCGCTACACCGTTGACAACGATGATCAACCGGGTGTCAACGGTCGCGTCGGCTGGCGACTCGGTTGTTCTTCCGGCGTTTGTGCTCGGCTTGCAGATCTACGTCGCGAACGCGGCAGCGACGAACTCGATGAACGTGTTCCCCGCGACGGGCGATCAGATCAACGCGCTGGGCGCGAACGCCGCGTTCGCGGTCGCCGCGGGCAAGAACGCGACGTTCACTTGCACCGCCGCGAATCAGTGGCACGCAATCCTGAGCGCGTAAGTTGCTGATCGCTGTCGGCTGCCTCACCCTCCTTGCGCTTGCGCAGGCTGGACTTTTGTTTCAGCAGGCGCAGGCGTTCCGGGAGGAGCGCGCACAGAACCTCGTGGAGCGCCGCGAACTATATGAGCGGATTCAGCGCCCAGAACGCATCCCCGCGTCTGTGGGCCCGGCGGAGTATGTGGCTCCGGAGCAGCAGCCTGATGAGTGGAACCTTGTCGGCACGATCAACCATGAGCCCGTAGAGGAGCAGCAGGTTGGCTGACGATTCGACAGTCAAGGATCTCGACAAGCTCTACGGCCAGGCGAAGACTGGGCGCGTGACGCTCGAGCCCGTATGGTTATTGAACCTGAGCTACTACGTGGGTTCCCAGTGGTTGGCGTGGAACGGCAGGCAGCTGTTCCAGCCGTCGCTGCGGCCGAACCGGATCACGATCGTTGACAACCGCATTCAGGGGGTCGTGCGGACTGAGATCGCGAAGATGACGAAGACCCGGCCGACGTTCACTGTTGTGCCGGGGTCAGCGAGCGATGAGGATGTGAACGCGGCGAACCTGGGTGAGCAGGTGATGCGCTACCTGTGGAAGCATCTTGACGCCCAGGAGATCACCACGAAAGCGCTGTACTGGTCAAGGATTTGCGCTGCGGGGTTCGTGAAGTGCTATTGGGACTCAACGGTTGGCGATTCGACCGAGGTGCTGGTGTCGTCCGCGACGAATGAGGTGATCGCCGCACCGGGCCCGGATGGCAGGCCGGGGCCGCCGATGCGTCCGCACATGCTCGCTCCCGGTGTTCCCCCGGGGCCGCAGAGGGATCAGGCGATCGGCCAGTTCGCCCAGAGTCTGGGGATGCAGCCTGGGGCGATCCGGGTGAAGAAGGTGTCGATGGGGGACATTCAGTTGGCGGCCCTGTCGCCGTTTCAGATGTTTCCGGACCCGTTGGCGGACACGTTCGATGAGTGCGAGTGGGTGATCGAGGAGTCCGTCAAGAGCAAGGAGTATGTGCAGCGCCGCTACGACGTTGAGCTCAATCCGGACACGCCGGCGAACCCGGGGATGGTTGAGGTCAGGTTGGGCACGTTCATTCCGGGGTCGAGCCCGTATAAGGGGGTCAAGATCCGGGAGTTCTGGGCGAAACCGTCCTCACAGTTCCCCACTGGGCGGAGGGTTGTGTGGGCACAGGGGAAGGTGTTGCAGGAGGACAAGAGCCCGTTTGACTGCCTGCCGTATGTGATGTTCTCGAGCATCCCGGTTCCGGGCAGGTTGTGGCCGACGAGTGTGACGGAGCAGCTGCGGGGCCCGCAGACGGAGCTGAACAAGGTCAAAAGCCAGATGGCGGAGAACCGCAACCGGGTTGGCAACCCGACGGTCCTCGCGTCAAGGCAGGCGGTGCAGGATCCGGAGAGGTTCGCCGACAGCGTTTCAACCCCGGGTGGGATCTATTTTGCTGATGCGAGTTACGGGCCGATCAACCAGCAGATCTCCTATTTGGAGGCGCCGGGGCTGCCGGAGTACGTGCCGGAGGAGATCCAGCGGATCGAGGAATCAATCCAGGAAATCTCAGGGCAGCATGAGGTCTCGTCAGCCCAGGTGCCGCCGGGTGTGACCGCGGCATCCGCGATCAACCTTCTGCAAGAGGCCGATGACACGAGACTCGGGCCTGGGATCACGGACTATGAGAACCAGTTGGCGAAGCTCGGCGGGAAGATCCTCAGCCTCGTCGCGAACTACTATACCGATGAGCGGACGATCCGGATCGCGGGGGATAACGGGGCGTGGCAGATCTTCCCGTTCCGCGGCGCCATGCTGCGAGGCAACTCGCATGTTCAGGTGCAAACCGGTTCGGCGTTCCCGCAGTCGAAGGCGGCGAAGCAGGCCGCTTTGATCGAGATTCTCAGGATGCTCGCGCAGATGCAATATCAGTTCACTCCGAAGGACCTTGCCCAGTTCTTGCAGGACTATGAGATTGGTGGGGCGGAGAAGCTGATTGAGCAGTACACCCGCGATGAGCAGCAGGTCAACCGGGAAAACATTTGGCTTGCGCAGGGCAAGGCGCTCCCGATCAACGACTACGACAACGACCAGGCGCACGTCGACGGGCATGAGGACTTCGAGAAGTCCCAAGCGTTCCAGGCGCTCTCACCGGACATCCAGCGGGTGTTCGAGTTGCATGTAGCAGCGCACCGTGAGCGCTTGCAGCAGCAGCAGCAGCAGGAGCTGCAGCAGCAGTTGGCAATGAGCGGGCAGGTGCCGCCGAACATGACGGCGGCGGCGTTCCAGGACGCCCAGCAGCTATCGCAGTTGCAGGGGCATCAGCAGATGCAGCTGGACGGGATGCAGGCTCAGCAACAGCAGCAGGCGGCGGCGCAGCAGCAGGGGTTCGATCATGCCGCCGCGGAGCAGAAGCAGCGCCAGGCCGAGGAGGACTTCCGTAATGAGCAGCGCCGCAAGGATGAGCTTCATCAGCACAACCTCGCGAAGCTCGAGCAGCAGCGCCAGCAGGCGCAGGAGCAGCATGAGGCACGGATCGCGCAGATGAGACAACCACGAAATTCAGGAGGCTCAGGTGGCCGACGAGCAGCAGCCTAACCCCGACCCGACGCAAACCCCCGCCGACCCGGCCGGGTGGCCGCAGGAGGGCGCACAGCCCGCCACAGACCCCGTGCAGCAGCCATCCCCGGACCAGACAGCCCAGGTGACGCCGCCGCCGGCGCCGGACCCCACGGTTGCGCCTTCTGGCGCCACCACCGAGAACCCTGCGGATGGGCCATCATCGGGCGCCGCTGCCCCAACTGCCGTTGAAACCGCCGGCGAACCACCCGCCCAGCCTGAGCCGCAGCCGGTGCCGCTCTCACCGCCCGGCACCGTCCCCACCCAGGCCACCGGCGACCAAACCCCGCCCGCAGCCCCGGTGCGCGTTGACCAGTTCACTCGCCGCTCCGACAACGACGCGCTCGAGGGCGGCAAGGTAAAGGTGGTTGGTGGGGAGCATGAGGGTCAGGAGGGCGCGTTCGTGAAGGTCGCCCAGTACGACTCCACGGACGGGTATCCGACGAAGATCGTTGTGAAGTTCTTCGACACCACCTATACGCACGAGCTCGCCGAGGTGGAGTACGAGCACGTCAGGCCGGCATAAGGAGTCGTGATGGCTGAGAGCGCTGATGACAAGGCTGTTGACCAGTGCATCCAGCGGATGCAGGACACGCTCGATGACCTGAAGGCCGAGCAGTCAAAGGACGTGCGCGACGAGGACGCGGAGGAGGAGAAGGAAACCCCTCGCCGCGATCAGCCGAAAAGCTTGCGTGACGCGAACCGCAGTGCGCGGGACGCGATCCGTAGAGGCCGCGGCGAGAAGGTCCGCGGCAGCGACGGCTACTAGCTAGCCGCTTACACACCCGACGCCAAGAGCGAACCACAGCCCCACCGGGGCCAAGGGTTCGGACAACAGCGTCTCACATGAAAGGAGGAGCTTCGTGTCCGTCACGGAGCCCAATACCGACGGAGTACAGCCCGATGCGGGCCAAGGCGACGGAGGTTCAACCCCAGGTGATCTGCCGTACGCCGATTACCTGAACCGACTGTCAGAAGAAGTGCGCGGCGAAGCGGAACCGATCTTCGCCGACTGGAACGCGAACGTGAACCGCAAGTTCGAGGAGCACGCCGCGTACCGCAAGGACTGGGAGCCCTACGAGCCGCTCCGGCAACACACACCGGACCAGCTTCAAGAGGCTTTGCAGTTCGCCAACGCAGCGCAAAACGACCCTGCTGCTTTGAGGGCATGGCTTGATCAGGTCCACGGACCCGTCACGCCGGCCCAGGAGCCGCAGCAGCCGTCCGAGGACTTCGCGTTCCTCGATCCCCAGCAGCAGTATGAGAAGACGCTGGAGGAGCGGCTGGGGCCGCTACAGCAGCAGCTCGAGCAGTTCACCGAATGGCGAGCGAAGCTTGAGCAGCAGGCTGTTGAGGCGCAGATCAACGAGCAGATCGAAGCGGCGATCGCCGAACTGAAGGCCGGTGAGGCGAAGGATCTCCCGAAGGAGATCCTTGACGGGTTCGACGCGACGATCAAACGGTTCGCCAGCGAGTACGCCGAGGCCGGCGCGAACCCTCGTGACGTTGTCGCGAAGGGCTGGGCTGACCTGCAGGCAATCCTGAACGTCGCCCAGAAGGCGGCGTTGCAGAGCAAGGTGAACCAGCCGGAGACCCCGGCGGAACCCGGGCCCGGTGATGTGGCGCCCCCCGCGTTGAAGGGCAAGAACGTTCTGCGTGAGGCGGAGCGGATCGCCCGCGAGCAGATACGCGCCAACCGAGCCGCGTAGTTCTTCTGACAGTCGGGACATGAGAACCATCTAGTCCCGAAAGGAGTTGCCGAAAATGGCAACGCAGACGCTGACAACGGCAGACGCGATCCTGAAGAACGTCTACAGAGGCGTGATCGTTGAGCTGCTCAACCAGGAGACGTACCTCATCGACAAGGTCGAGAAGCAGAACGCGAACGACCTTGGCACGTTCGACGGTCGCCAGCTGGTGATCGCCGTTCACACTGCCCGTAACCGCGGGCGTGGTGTCGCCGCTGACGGTGGCACGCTCGCTACGGCGGGCAGCCAGTCGTACCTGAACGCGTTCGTGAACATCCACTATTTCAACCAGGGGATCGAGCTCACGGACCTCGTCGTTCAGCAGACCCAGACCAACGAGGGCGCGTTCACGAAGGCGCTGTCCTCGGAGATGGACAGGGCGATGACGGACACGCGCAAGGAGGCGTGCCGCGTCGGGTACGGCACCGGCGACGGACTGTTGGCAACGATCACCGGCACCCCGTCAGGGACGTCGATCACCGTTGACAACGGCCAGTACATCGGTGTCGGCGACACCGTCGACATTGTCGTTAAGTCCTCGGGCGCGACGACGAACGGTGTGCTCGGCACGACCGTGACGGCGATCTCGTTCGGCGGCACGGCGGGTTCGTCTACGCAGGCGAACGCGACGCTGACGATCTCCCCCGGCACCGCCGGGGCGCTCAGCAACACGTACGGCGTGTACATCACCGGTGATCGCAACGCGGAGTCCGACGGGCTTCGGAACATCACGAACACCGGGCGGACGCTGCACAGCATCAACTCCTCCACCTATTCCATCTGGGATGGGAACGTGAAGGACGCGAACTGGACGGCACCGTCGGAGGATCTGTTCATGCAGTTGGCGCAGCAGATCCAGCAGCGCACCGGGAAGCGTGTCGGCGAGTTCGTCACCACCCTCGGAGTGCAGCGCAGACTCGCGAACACGTATGTGTCGCAGAAGCGCTACAACGACGCGCAGGCAACGGAGATCGAGGGTGGCTACTCGATGATCACCGTTTCCTCCGGCGGCCGTCCCGCCGGCGTGATCGCGGACACGTTCGCGGTGAACGGCATGGCGTTCGCGCTGCCGCAGGACGAGACGTTCGCGTGGGCGGAACTGCTCCCGGCGGACTGGCTCATCCCACCGGACGGGAAGGGCTCGGTGCTGCATCTCAAGGACGGTGCGACCGCCGGGTCGAAGCTCGCGACGTGGCAGGCATGGATTCGCTGGCCCGCCGGCCTCGCGTGTGTGGCCCCGAACCGCACCGGCCAGGTCAAGAACCTGCAGGACGACCTGCCTGTACAGTTTGTCTGATTGCGGGTAATCTGGTAAATCGTCAGTGGGTCGGGGGACTCGATCCCTCGGCCTGCTGACGAGCCTTCCGCCGGTAGTAGCTCCTGCGCTGCCTCGCGTTGTCGCAGATGCGGCACATCTTGCCCCCCGGAACGAGGATGGTGTTCTCGGGTGTGAACTCGTGGCCGCGCCTGCAATGGGTTACGGGGTTCGCCTCATAGCCCCGGCGGACGTTCTCGGCTCTGGTTACAGGTTCGAGATGGTCGGGGTTGACGCAGCTCGGTACTCGGCAAAGATGGTTTATCTGGAGTCCTTCCGGGATCGGCCCATTCGCCTGCTCGTAGTACCAGCGATGGGCTTCCTGTAGGCGCCCTTCGCGATAAATCCGTCCGTATCCGTGGCGCGTCGTGCCGGTCCAGATCCAACACGGCGTCTTGTAACCCCGGTCTTCTTCGATGTAGTACTCATCGACGGTCTTGCGCCGGTGGTGATTGCTGATGTAGCGGAGCGGCTCTCCAGCAACGGTGCCTGAGCGAGTGTGGTTGTACGGAGCGATCCTAGTTTTCTCGCCGCATCCGCAGTGGCAGTAGCCGTAAGGTACGTCTTGCATCAGGACTCATCCTCCTGGTGTCAAGGCCCGGGCCGCCCGCATGCGGTGCCGGGCCAACTTGTGCGTTCTTGCAGCGCATTTTACCTGTCTCCCTCTCTAGAAAGGACCAGTCTGATGGCTGTTGGAACGATCACCCAGCTTGCGCTGGACCCGCACACCACGCAGGGCGTCGCGATGACGCTCGGCGACGTCAAGATGACGGTCAGCACCGTTGTCGGTGATTCCTCCTATCCGACGGGCGGCACCGCGCTTACCGGCGCGCAGCTCGGACTTCCGACCGGCGTTCTGGCGTACGCGGAGGTTGTTGGCATGTCGGGGTCAGCGTCGAACAACGGTGCGATTGACGCGTCGTTCAACAACGCGACCGGGAAGCTGCAGATGTGGGCCTCCTCGGGCACCAGCCCCGTCGGTCTTGTCGAGGTTTCCAACGGCGTGAACCTGTCTGGTGTCACGGTCACGATCAAGGCGTTCGGGTATTAGACGGTGCGGATTCAGCCGGCGAAGATGGAGTACGTCCAGAAGGGCTTGGACGGCAAGATCGCGGTCATCACCACCGACTCCAGCGCTGTTGCGGAGAGCCTGCAAAGGCATGACCCGTGCCTGCAGCTGTGGTACCTCGAGGACATCTACGAGGACGCCCCGCCGGTGTACGCGGTGTTCCGGGTGCATATCAACGAGCGGCCGTGCAGCGTGGAGGAGATGCGTGACGCGGGCCTCGAGCCGGAGTTCGTGCTCTCAGCATTGGAGTGCGACCAGCGGATCGTCAGGCAGATCGAGGAGATCGACCCTCGCGGCCGTAGCGGCTATGACTTCGTTGCTGAGGTTGAGCGGCGTAACCGGGAGGCGGAGGACCGCAAGCGCAAGGAGCGGGCGGAGAAGGTGGAGGAGCACGGCGAGGAGTTGGCTCACGCGATTCGTGCTGACATGGGTACGCGGTATAAGGGGAGGGCGACTCCGCACAGGTTCGGCAGGCCGGGCTGGACCGCGAAGACGTGAGCAGCCCGGCTGTTCTGATCTGCGATTACTGCCAGGGCGTGATCCCGGAGGGCGCACCGTGCCTGCGGGACATCAGCGTGACGTTGGTGACGCGTGAAGGGCAGGAGCAGTATGAGCATCTCGATTTCTGCTGCACCCCGCACCTGATCGCGTACGCGGGCACGAAGCTGATGGTTCAGCCACCGGCGCCGCTTTACAAGACGCTGCCGTGACCGTGTGCAATCAGTGCGGCGCCCCGATGGTGCCTACCACGGCGGCGATCGTTCCGGCGTTGGCGTGTACGAACAATTCGTGTTTGCGGATGATCCCTTTGCCGGGGACGAAGACGCGCACACGGGAGAACGGGGATCGCCGTCAGTTGGCACGGATGAGACGCGCCGCACAACGGCAGAAACTTGCGCAGGAGGCCCGACGTGCAGCTCTCTGACATCAGAACCGAGATCTTGGCGAAGGGGTTCAACACGAACCTGTTCTCCGCGGCACGGCTGAACAGCTTCATCAACGATGGCTACCAGCTGATCTGCACCCGCGTGCAGTACTACGTGGACGAGGCAACCCAGGACTTCACCACCACCACCGGCACCAGCACCTACCCGTTCCCCACAGACTTCGGGAGGCTCAGGGATCTGCGGGACACGAACCGCAACGTCGTGATGATGCCCATCAGCCTCCGGGACATGGACAACAGCGGTGTGCCGCCGCAGGGCTCCCCGAGTTGGTACGCCCTCGACGCCTCGAACTTTCATCTGTGGCCCATCCCGGATGGCGCGTACCCGATGGAGTGTCGCTATTGGAAGCAGCCAGCGAACCTCGTCAACGACACCGACGTGCCGATCATCCCGGCGAAATGGCATCGGCTGCTTTGGCTATTCGGCTGCTGGCAGTGCTACGAGTCAGAGGACGATCCGAGCATGGGCCAGTACTGGGAGAACCGTTTTGAGAAGGAACTCTCAGAATTTATGGCAGACGTTAAGTTCGTTGACTCGGAAACCCCGGATGTCGCCAAGTCGTTCTGGGACAGGGATGTGGGGATTCAGCAGCGGGGCTGGTCTGTGTTCGGCTGGTGGTAGGAGATGCCCGCTGAGTTCGGCGGCGGCTCGCTCCCGTTCGCCTACAACAACTTCGACGGCGGCTTCAACAGCCTCCTGGCACCCGATCTTCTCGCCGACAATGAGGCGAGGGATCTTCAGAATCTCCAGGGGACAACCGCCGGGGCGATCGTGAAGCGCACGGGCCTGAGCACGTTCGCATCCCCGGCGAGCACGTTCACGAGCCTCGCACCATCGGAGGCAACAACGTCGCTGTTTCTGATCGGTGCGGCGGGCACAGCGCTCTACAGCGTGAGCACCGGCGGGACGGTGACAGCGATCAACGATGCGGCGCTGACGGCGGGGAAGCGCTGGGAGTGGATCAGCGCGGCCACCGCATCGGGCCAGGGGCCGATGTTCGGGATGAACGGCACGGATACTCCGAGGCAGTGGACTGGGTCGGGGAACACGGCGGCGTGGACGGCAACGGATGGCGGTTCGGTGCCGAACGGCACGTATTGCATCTATCACCGCAATCAGGTGTTCGTCGCCGGTGTTGCAGCGAATCCGTCCCGGCTGTACTGGTCGGGGCTGGCGAATCCGACCCAATGGAACGCCGGAGCGCTGAACGGCGCGGGGTTCGCTGACTTCGATCCGGGGGACGGTCAGGCGATCACGGGCCTGGGGGTGATCGGCCCGTATGTGCTGGTGTGCAAGCCGCGGAAGCTGTTCATTCTGGTTGACCCGGCCAGCGCGACGATCCGGACGTTGTCGGAGAGCATCGGGTGCGTGTCGCATCGCAGCATCGCTGCGGGCGCGGAGGGCACGTATCTGCTGGCGGAGGACCGCGGCGTGTATCTCGTCAATCAGAGCAAGATCGTGCCGATCTCGGACAAGATCCAGCCGACGATCGACTCGATAACGGGCTCGAGGTCAAATGCTGCAGGGGCGTACATCAACGCGCACTACTACCTGAGTGTGCCGCTCAACTCGAGCACGAACGACACGGTCTTGGATTTCGACGCGAAGCTGGATTCCTGGTGGAAACACACGTTTGGGTCAAACCAGTTCGCTGTGTGGCATCCCACCGGATCCGCGCAGCTGTACTCCGCGAAGGCGACCAGCGCGATTGTGGATCAGTGCTTCGTCCCGAACCTCTACACCGATAACGGCTCGAACTACACGTGGATTTGGCGTGGCCCGTGGATGTCGCCGACATTCTATCGGCGCCGCCGGTTCCCAACACCGTGGTTTCGCAAAAGGATTCGGCAGATGCGCATCAGGGGTTTCGGCGCTGTTGATCTCTATCTGGCGAAGGACTTCACCGGGTTGGAGTCTTTGGTGGAGGCGAACCTTTATGGCCCGCAGCAGGGCGGCACGTTCGGCGCGGCGGACGGCACGGTGTTCGGCGCGAACGACGGCAGCTTGTTCGGCGCCCCGTCGAGCCTGTTGGCGATCGTGTACGGGCAGGGGGTCGCTAATGCGTGGAGCGTGGTTGTGTCGAGCACATCGAGCTCGTCCGACGGTGTTTACGAAATCGTGATGGCTCTGACCGATCGGCGCGATCTGGTCCCGGCATAGGAGAAGAACATGGGCACCATCTCATACACCATCCCTACCGCCGGCTCGACCGCGAACTCTGTTGCGGACCCGGAGGTAGCCACGGCCCTCCAGACGTTGCTCACTTGGGCGAACGGGAATATCGATGCGGTGAACCTGAGCGCAGCGTTGGCTCAGGCAGCAGCCGTGAATCAGTCCGGGCAGACGGTGAAGGGCGCAGTGAGCATCTCGGCGTCGCAGTCCACGTCGAGCACGACGTATACGACGTTGGCGACGCCGGATCAGGTCACGGGGATTGTGCTGCCGACGAACGGGCTGATCCGCGTATGGTATCAGGCACAAGCATCGTCGTCCGTGAGCAGCGCGGGACGTGCTGCTCTTTTTATTGGGAGCAATCAGGCAACGGTGCAGGCGAGTCTCGGGGCATCCACACAAAGCCCGCTCGTGCAGGCTGCGGTTATTGCAGGGATGGTGACAAACAGTCTATTTACCACTCCATTTGGCTTGCAGACCATTGGCGCTACTACCTTTAGCGGGGACGTTACGACGGGCCAGGGCATTGGCGGTTACGCCGTCCAAACGAGTTTGACCAACAGTTTAATCACGGAACTCAATGGAACTCAGTACCAATGGATACAGAGCGGTACTAATATTTTCGTTGCCGCCGGTGGCGCGTGGGACATCTTCGCCGCCGCTGGCACCTATACGGTCAGCGTGCAATTCAAGGCGTCGTCGGGCACCGTCACGGCTAGCAACCGCAAGCTGTGGGTTCAGGCGCTCTCATTTGCGTAGAGGAGATTGATTGAATGGCGTCTATCGGTCTTCCAACGAGTGGTGCTGGTTTGGCGGCGAAGATCGCTAAACCAGCCGTGCCTAAGCCTGTGAACCTTGCGCAGGCGTTCGGGAACAAGGGCGGCAAGCTCCCGGGCTACACCTATGGCGGCGGCCGGCACGGCACGTTCGCCTATACGGGTTCGCAGCCGGTGAACATGGCGCAGGCATACCAGAACATGACATCCGGGTCAGGCGGAGCGTCGACGGGTCCAGCCCCCGCACAGATCTACAGGCCGCCAGCACCGACACCGGCGCCGTGGGATGCGACCGCGGCGTCGAACAGCGCAAGCCACCTGTTCGACGTGAACAGCAAGGTTGCGGGGTTGCAGCAGCAGGAGGGCTACAACAACACCGCCCTTCAGGCCGCGTTGGGTTCTCTGGCGTATGCGGAGCCTCGTGCCGAGCTCGCTGCGGGGGAGAACGCGAACCGGCGTGGCGCGTTGTTCTCGAGCGTGTACGGCCAGCAGCTCGGGGATCTCATCAATCAGTATCAGGGGAAGCAGCAGGGGTTGACGGCTCAGAACACGGAGAAGAACGCTGCGTTGGATTCGCAGATCGCCGCGTTGCTTGGTGGGGTTCCGTTGTATGACGCGCAGCAGTCCGCGGATGCGGGTGTCCGGTTGTCGCAGCAGGCGGCGAACAACCCCAGCGTGCCGACGAGCACGCCGCCCCCAGCGCCGAAGTCTGCGGCTCCGAACCTTCCCCCGCCTCCCAACGCCCGGATGCTCGCGTCCAAGGTTCCGTCTGGTTCTAGGAGCACGCGTGCGGGTGATGGCGGTCGTACATCAGCTCCCCCATCGCTTGCAAAGAAGATGGCTGGGAAGGGGCGCCGGTAGATGGCCGGCGCACCAGCACCGAAGGGTCCGGCCGCGCCGCCGGTGAACCCGCTGCTCAACCCGAATGCCCCGCTCAGCGGCCCGGCGCTGTTGAAGGCTGCGGCTGCGTTGGCTCAGGCGCAGTACGGCCCGGCGATCAGCGCGGACCAGTCGCAGATTGCGCAGAACCAGCAGCGGATGAACAGTGCGCTCGGAACGATCAACAACTATTACACGGGGTTGGGTCAGTTCGCGCAGCAGGGCAACCAGCAGCTCGGGCAGATCGCCGGTGGGTTGAACCAGCAGCTTTCCGGGATCGCCGGGGATGAGAACGCCCGGTTGGATCAGATCGGCCAGAACGCCCTCAACAGCCTCGCATCCCATGCCCCCGGTGGGGACCAGTCGCTTGTCGCGCCGGCGCAGCAGGCGTTGACGGCGGAGATCGCGAGGCAGAAGGGGTTGGCGGCTCAGAACGAGGGGAACTTCCGGTCATTTGGTGCGGCGCAGGGCGCGAACCAGCAGGGACTCGGAGCGATGAATCAGCAGGCGTTCGGTTTGCGCGGCCAGGAGATCCTCGGGAATGTCGCGTCGGCGTATCAGAAGGCGAATCAGGGGCTCTCGGCGCAGATCGCAGGGTTGAACGCGAAGAAGGGCGCGCTCGAGGGTGCGGACCTTGCGAAGCTGCGCCAGCAGGAGGTTGCGAACCAGATCACCCGCGCCGGGCTGGGGATCAAGCAGCAGACGTTGGCGAACACTCAGGCATATGATCGCGGCAAACTGGCCGTCAGTCAGCAGAACGCGAACACGGCGGCTTGGCGAGCGCAGCAAGACGTCAACGCAAAGAACTGGGGGGACAACCCCAATGCTGTCGGCTCAGCCGCCTGGGCTCGCGTACAGGTGAACAATGCCCGGCAAGCCAAGGCGCAGGGCAAGACCCCGAAGGTCATGACCCCTGCGCAGAACGCTGCTGCGTTCAAGGCGCTCGGCTCGATCGTGGACACCGTTCAGACGATGCAGAAGGGCGGCTACAAGAACAGCAAGGGCGTCGTCCAGGGCCCACAGTCGAACGCCGCGATCCGTCAGGCGCTCGGCACGAAGTTCGACCCGAACCTGATCCAGGCCGCCTATGAGCTGCTCGGCTGGGGGCACATCACCCCCGGCACCGCAAAGGCGCTTGCGGGTCAGAGGTACAACACCAGCGGCTGGACGTATCGGGGGCAGCCGATTCGGACTGCCGCCGCTCCTGCGCCACCAGCCGCACCTACCGTTGCGGGCGTTCCACTGCCGACGTTCTAGCCAATGGCACAGATCTCGCAGGGCCAAGGAGGCGCCAAGGTTGCACTACCTCCGTCGCCGAAGTCGGTCGCCGTGGGTCCCGGAGATCAGCCCGGACTTCGAGGCGACTACGGCGGCGCGACGGCGGACGCGTTCAAGGCAACTCCGGCGTATCACCAGGCGGTCGTACAAGTGTTCCGTGCTCAACCGCCGGCGCAACAGAGAGCAATCGTCACGGGCGCGCTGAGAAACCCGACGCCCGAAGGCAAGATGGTTCTCAGTGACGTGTTCAAGTCCTCGCAGGGGATGCTTCAGACGCAGCGGGCGCAGCGGATCTACGGTCCGAAGCTGCTTAGCGCGGTGTGGCAACACAACATCAAGGGGCCGTCAGTTTTCACTGAGGCCGCGAACACGCTGTCCTCCGGACTTGGGGACATAGCGGGCGGACTGGACGCGCTTCGTCAGAGCACCAGCGTTGGCGGAAACCCGCAGGCAATGGGTATCGGTGGCGGGGATGTCGGCAAGCTCGTCTATCACGTCCCGATCGACATTGCTCGCGCCGCCCTCGAGAAGCCGTCGACAATCCCAACAACGATCAAAGGACTCGGCGAACAGGCATTGGCTGCGGGTGCCGGACTGGTGGAGTTGCCGATCCGGATGGGGCAGATTGGTGTCGGACCGGCGTTGTCCCAGCTCGGCAAAGGGATCGCCAGGGATTACTCGCAGCGGTACGGCCCTCTCATCGCCGGTAACGACCGGGCGTTCATCGACCGGCTCAAGCAGCAGGGCGCGGGCCCAGAATTGCTGGATACGATCGGCGCGCTCGGCGGATTCGACGCGACGCTCGGCCGTGGGGCCGTCGGTCTCGCGAAGCTTCGCGAGACGCTCACAGGCGAGTCGAACTTCCTGACACGCGCCCGGCCGGCTTTGCGTATCTCCGGGAACGAGTTGCGCGACCAGAGCCTCGCGAAAGGCGCGTTGAAGGTCTCGATGCAACGGGCAGAGGATCGGCTGCGCAGCATCATTCATGCGCCGGAGCGCCCAGGTGAGGTTGCACCTTTGTTCCAGGGTCGCGGTCAGCGGGTGCTGGTTTCCGGGGTTCAGGCGGCATACCGGCGGAACATGCAGGACGCGCTTAACCATGAGGTTCGCGGCCGCTCAGGCATCCAGGGTGACTTTCGCAAGCTCAGCCCGTGGGAGAAAAAGGCCGCAACGATCGCGCATGAGGGATGGATTCCACTGCGATCCGGTCCGGAGGCAGCGGTGAAGGCGCTCGAGGCTCGCCGCCAGCAGATCCTTGCCGATCGCGCCAACCCGGAGTCACTTGGAAACAAGATCGCCCCGAAGGATGCCGCCACAGTCGATGACGTGAAGCTGATCGAGCAACTGCAGGCGAACACGAGCAAGTGGTTGACGCCGAAGCTTGCCGCATTCATTGACAAGCAGGGCGAGCGTGCGGCACGTATCGAGCGTGGCGATGAGCGCGGCCTGACGCAGAGCGCCACGGCAAGGCGCCTGCGGCCACAGGGAGAGATGCTCGGGATTGAGCATCCCGACGCGATCGCTGAACGGGCACAAGCGGGAACAGAGGTCGCGGGCCGCGGCGCGTCCAAGTCGCTGCTGTCATTCGGCCAGGATTTGCGTCGGACTCACGCGATGGGACGCTCAGGCTCGCTGGCGGACAAGTTCGCCAACTACGAGGAGACGCGCCCCGGACTGCTGCAGGACTACATCGACCGGATCCGCGCTGAACGCCCGAAGGAATGGCCTGAGCCGTCTTATATGGAGCACACGATGCGCCCGAAGGAGAACTTCGGTGCATTCACGCAAGGCTCCGGGCACAAGGCGATGCCCTCCTACAAGCAGTCCCGGTTTGATCTGTGGCGCGGCGGCGCGATCTACCGGCACCCGCAGATGATGGTCGACTCCGTCGCGAAGGGAATCAAGGGGCATTATCAGTGGCCGATGGTCGATGAGCTCTGGCGCCGCAACGGGCTGCCCGCACCGCCGGCAGCCGCGATCAAGGCGGCGCTCGGGCACTCCAAGTCCTCGTCGGAGCTCACGGGCTACGAGTTGGCGCGGGCGTACGACCACATGGGGATCGACCTGCGGAACTACCGGTTCGGCAACCCGGGGCGCTTGTCTGAGCACACGCTTGCGGATCTCGGCTACGCGAAAAGAAACACGGTGCCGATCAAGATCGGCAAGAAGCAGATTGGTGAACGTGGGGTGGGGGACTTCGCCTCTCGCGCCGGATACATGCCGCCCGAGTTCGGAACTGACTCAAACCTTGCGGCGGCGATGCACAGCCCCGAGGTCACGATGGACGGCCGAGCCGTCCACGACTCACTGCATAACGGTCGTCCGCTCGATAGCAACAACCCATTCGTGAAGTCCTACGGCTGGAAGGCCGTTCCAACCGCAGCGTATGACGAGATCCACTCCGGTCTCAGACCCTCCGGTCTAGCCGCCCGGTCGGTTGGCAAGGGAATGGGATTGACCGCCGGCCTGATCCTCGGCGGCTCACCGTCGTTCGTGGTGATGAACACGCTCGCGCACGCGCTGCTGACAGCGTTCGCGACACGCGGCAGGATCCTCACGGACGCGCTGAAAGCCCCGGTCTGGTATCACGGGCTGAGCGACGAGGAACGAGCGATCGTTGACGCGCAGGCCCGTGGCCGCGGGCACTACGCCGTTCAAAAGCTGGGTTCCACGACACCGGGGGCGCTCAGGGACAGCTGGCGAAAGTTTCAGCAAAGCCTTCCCGGCCGTGGCCTGGGGCAAATCAACCCGGTTGCTGCGCTGTGGAAGCTCGAGGACAAGCAAAGCAACTTCTTCCGCCGGGTCTCCTACTACAGCGTCACGAAACAAATGGCGTTCGAGAACGTCGGCAAGGAACTGGGCTTGGCGCAGCAGGCGATGAGCCGGTTCATGCACTCCTTCGACGTCGGCCCGAAGGATCAGATGGCCGCGATACTTCACAACCAGCCGTGGGCTGAGGAAGCAGGGCGACGGGTCGTGAACGCGCTCGGCGACTACGCCCGATTCACGCACCGCGAACGGTCTTTCGGCCGGGGTGTTCTGTTCTACAGCTTCCTGCGGCATGTGATGCGCAACCTGTTCTACGTGCTGCCGCTCAAGCACCCGATCGCCTTGGCGCTCGTCGGCGAGCTCGGGCAGTTGCACAAGCAGGAGGTGCAGAAGATCCTGGGTCCGAATCCGGCAGCATGGACATACGGCCGCGTGTTCTTCGATCACAACGGCAAGCTCACCTCGATCGACTTTACCCGTGCGCTGCCTGTTGGTGGCACACCGACGGAGGTCGCGTCACAGGGGGTGAAGGGGCTGGCGAGCATGGTGCCCCCGGCGGCACAGCCGCTTCTGGACATGATCTACGGGCAAACCGCGAGTGGGCAGAAGGTGCCGGCGAACTTCTGGACGTTCGCGAATGAGCTCGGGTCGCTTTCTTATCCGTACCGGTTCACGAAGGATCTGGCGTTCGGGACGCAGCTTCAGAACCCCGACAGCGTTCCCTTTCTGCATCCGAGTCCTGAGACGCGCAAGAGCGCGGCGGGGCAGGCGTATCTGCAGGCGAAGGAACAGGCACTCGGGCCGCTGCATGATCTGATTCTCGGAAGCCTTTTGGGGTTGTATCCGAAGCCGGACGACTCGCGGGTGATCGCTCAGCACGCCGCTGCGAAGAAGGCCGGTGGCTCGGGTGGCGGCAACCTTCCAGCCGGGTCGGGGGCCGCTGATCTTCTTCCCGCGTCTTCGGGTCCTGCGGACCTTTTGCCGGGTGGCTGATGGCTGGCGGTAGCGTTCCGGCGAATCTCGCGCCGATCTTCCAGGCCGCAGGCAAAGCGAACAACATCCCCCCGGCGGTGCTGGCGGGGATCGCGAGTGTTGAGACGAATCTGGGGCAGAACCTCGGGCCAAGCTCGGCGGGCGCGGTTGGCCTGATGCAGTTCGAGCCGGGGACGGCCAGGTCGATTGGGATCAATCCGATGGATGCGCGGCAGGCGATCTTCGGTGCGGCGAAGCTGCTGAACCAGTACGGCTATCAGTCGAATCCGACACGCGCGATCGGCGCGTACAACGGCGGTCCGGGGAACCCGCAGTACGGGTATGCGCAGCAGGTTCTCTCGGAGGCCAGGAGGCTCGCGCCGCAACTCCAAGGGTCCAGTTCAGGGTTAGGTGCTCTTGACGCTCCTGGGGGCGCTCAGAGCGCCACAGGCGGCTTCAACGCCGCGGGGTTCCGGCAGGCTGAGGACCGCTACCTCGCAGGCTCATTCCTCAAGCAGCAAGGCAGCGATCCGTTCGACTCGGTGCCGGGTGAGATCAAGCTGTCCGACCCGCTCCTCTCCTCCGGCCTGCTCACGACGAAGACGCCGAACCCGCAGCACTACATCACCGCCACCGGAGCCTTGCAGAACATCGCGGGGTCGAGCCTCGTGAACGTCCACCCCAACGCGAAGGGGTACGTCAACCCGTTCCCCTCAGCGGTGATCGGGCGCACGGATCAGGGCGTCGATCTGAACATGAAACCCGGCTCGCCGATCCGGGCGCTCGGAGATTCGAAGGTCGTGAGGATCGTGCCGAACTGGTACTCCGGTCAGCCGCTCATCCTGATGCAGCTGACGTCGGGGCCGCAGGCCGGCAAGTACTGGTATGCGGCGGAGCAGATCAGCCCGACGGTGAGGGAGGGGCAAAGCGTGAGGGCGGGCCAGGTGATCGGTACTTATGCCCAGAGCGGCACGGGGATTGAGGCGGGGTGGGGTTCGCCGAACACGCCGCACATGACGTTGGCTACGGCACCGGGGCATGGTGGCTACACCGAAGGGCAGGTGACGCCGGAGGGCGCGTCGTTCCGCTCATTCCTCGGAGGACTCTGATGGCAACCAACCCGTTCCTCGAATTGGCCGGTTCCCCCGGCGCAACCACCAGCGGGTTCGCGCAGGGGAACTTCGGCTCGCAGCCGGGGGACCGTCCGGCGGGTCAGCCAAAGCTTCCGGCACCGGTGGCGCAAAGGATCGCAATGGCGCATATCGCTGCGGCGTTGGCGGCGTTGAAGGCTGGTTCAAGCAGCAAAGCGGATCTGTTCCTCCCCTGATTGAAAGGAGCCCGTGGTGGCGTCCAATCTCGCATCCCGCATCGCGGGCAAGTCGCAGTCCCCGATCCGGATCAAGCCCAGCAAAGAAGGCTCCCTGCACGCTGCCCTGGGTGTTCCGGAGGGGCAGAAGATCCCGGCGTCCACGATCGCGAAGAAGCTTGCCGGAAACCCAAGCGAGGCGATGCGCAAGAAGCTGCAGTTCGCGCAGAACGCCCGGACCTGGAACCACTAGATGAGCCTGAGCTCTCAGCAGGCGCGGGAGCTTCAGCGCAAACGCTGGCCCCAACCCACCGAGGAAGAACTCACCACCGGCCTCATGGCACTAGCGGCGTGGGCGGGGGACTGTAACGCCGCGTCCCGGTACCTGAAGGCGGAGAAGGGCATGTCAGTGAGCCCGACGGTGTTGAAGGGCTGGAAGGTGAAGCATGCCCCCCGCTACGACAAGCTCAGGGAGGATCTGCAGTCGCAGTTGGAGCAGAGCCTTGGGCATGAGATGCGGGAGGTCGCCGCGCACGCCACATTGGGGACGAGGGAGGCTGTGGAGGCTGCCCGGAAGAAGATCCGGAAGGGTGAGGAGGCGGACCCCGCCCGTGCAGCGGCGAACTTGGCGAGGGTCGCTCAGTCGCAGGTTGACAAGCTGATGACGCTCACGTCACGCCCGCAGCAGCACCGGGACACGAGGGATGTGCTCGAGGTGGTTCGTGGCCTGGTGAACATGGGTGTGCTCGTCGGCGCCGTTGAGAAAGAGCCGGTGCAGATCGAGGATGGGGAGGCTGAGGAATGGACGAGCGAGACCGACGGCAATCCTCCCCGCGACGAGAAGACGACGACGTCCTCGTAAGGCTCACCCGCCTCGAGGATCTTGTTTCCCGTATCGCCGATGACATCAAGGCGGCGAGGGTCACGGCGGTTGACGGGCTTGAGCAGGCAACGAAACGAATCACGTACCTCGAGGAAGTGAGGGTGAGAGCGTTGGAGGACTGGCGACTGTCGCAAAGCGTCCTGGACCGGGAGCGTTCGCAGGTAAAGAAGCATGATGAGCAGACGGGCATAAGCCGCCGGGAGTTCAGGCTTGGGCTGGCAACGATCGTTACGGCGCTGATCTGCAGCGGCCTGCTGAACCACATCAACTTCTAAAGGGTGAGGTGGTCCGGATGGAACCGGAGTGCCACAAGCTGGCGAGACGCCAGTTGAAGGAGAACGACATTGACGCGCTCGAGATCTGCATCGCGTTGCCGGACTCGATCGTGTTCAGAAACCTGGCCGGGCAGGTGATGACCGCATGGACGCGTTTACGCAACGACAAAGAGCACGTTCAGGTGGTTTCGGTGGCCCAGGGAATGCCGCCGTGGCCGCCCATACCGGAGGAGGAATCCTGATGCGCCTGTTGATGATCGCCGCTGTTATCTGCTTCGTCATTGCCCTGCTGGGGCAGCTCGCCGTGTTCCAGGGCGTCGACGTGCTCGCCTGGGCGTTGGGCGGCTGGCTCGCCTGGGCTTTGGACGTTCTGCTTGGCGGGTATGTCGTGACGCTCCCGGCGCGGCAGTAAGGCGGGGGTCGGCACGGATGCTGCACATCGCGTCATCGGGCTTTCATTTCGTTGACTTCTTCCACCCACTGCGATACTGGGGCTACCAGTTCTGGTCGGGAATCGGCTCCGACATCAGCGAGATCACCCTGGTCGGGATTGCGCTGGCGGCGTTCCGGAGGATCAACTGCCATTCGCCGTGGTGCTGGCGGATCGGGCATCACCCAACGGCGGACGGGCATTTCAAGCTGTGCCGCCGACATCACCCGGACCTCGCGGACAAGCCGCTGTCGCTTGAGGAGATCCATCGGCGCCACAGGAACGCGAAGAAGCGCCCGACGGCAAGGAAGCCCAGTGCGCCCGCGGATTGACCATCACCCGTTCGGCCGGCGCTTGTACTTCGGCAGGTGGCGCTGCCACCACCATGACGTCGGGTTCGCGTTGATCGCGATCGGCGTTCGCCTGGTCTACAAGGACCGGGCTGACATCTGGAGGAGATGATGAGCACCGAAGCGCAGACGTTGCAGGCGGAGATCATGGGCGACGAGCGCGCCATCCGCCACCTCATCGGGGAACGCGCAGCGCTGAACTCGCAACTGAAGCGTGAGGAGGCGGTGCTGAAGCTGCACGAGCAACGGTTGCACGCCCTCTCCACGAAGAACCATCCGGCGGTCTCAAAGGGCGGTCCTCCGCTGCCGCACGGCCACCGATTCCCCGACGTGTCGAGCTACCAGCCGCACGTTGACTTTCGCCTCGTTCACGACGACAAGGCGATCGGCTGCGGCGACATCGCGTTCACCAAGCTCACCGAGGGGCTGTCCTGGACGGACCCGTACGGCAACATGCGCCTGCGGTCAATGCGGGCGTTCGGCTTTCCGCACCGCGGTGCCTACCACTTCGCGCACCCGTCCGAGAACCCGACGGACCAGGCGAACCATTTCCTCGCCGTCGCGTTTGAGGAGCACAACGAGATCACTGCCGCCGATGTCCTCGCGTGCGATCTCGAGGTGTCCGACGGGCAGCCCGGCGGGACGGTCAGGTTCTTCGCGAAGGAGTTCGCGGCGACGTTGCGGAAGCACACGCCGGCGAAGCTCTGGCTGTACGGCGGCGGTCCGTTCCTGCATGAGTACAGCGTCCCGCTTGATGGCTATGACGCGCATTGGCTGCCGGCTTATGGGCCTACGCCGGTGCCGTACATGATCTATGGCCGGTCTCGCACCGTGGCGTGGCAGTACACCGACGGGCATTACGGCCCGAGCCCGCATGTCGTTGAGGGCATCGGCGGCTGCGACGTATCCATAATCCTCTAGTTGAAGGAGAGACTTGTGAGCATTCACCCCAAAACCTCCGGGGCCGCGGTCGGGTCCGCCCTCGGCGTCGTCATCGACGGGATCCTGCACAGCATCCACGGCGTTCACCTCGCCCCGGAGTTGTACGGGGCGATCCCGACGTTCCTCGGCCTGGTGCTCTCATGGTTCGTGCCGGCGCCGGCGCTCGAGGCGGTTGCCAAGGCTGTAGTTGCCGCGGAGCCTGTGGTTGCTGCGGTGGATGAGGGTTTGGCGCAGGCGTGGCCTGCCGCCGCTGATCCCCCAGCGCCCGCAGTGCCGCCTGCCGCATAAAACTTCGTTCCCGACAAGGACGAAGAACAAGCGCCGATTCGTCACCGGCGCCTCTCCTCACTGAAGCCCTCGAGCTATCGGCTCGGGGGCTTCAGTCGTCCTACTGGCAGATCACGGTGGCCTGGAACACGTAGCCCGAACCGTTCGGGTCGCTGGACTGGTCACGGGCAACCACAACCCAGCCGGAGAATCCGCGCCGCGGAACGCTCGAGGTGATCGAGATGGGATCCGTGGTTTGGTCGTTGCTGTTCCAACCGCCGGAGATCGCATGGGTGCCGGATGGGCAGCGGGCTTGGCTGATCGCCGCGCCGCCGGGTAGCGCCTGGGCGGTATTCCCGCCGATGTAGATGCTGCTGCGGGCTGTGTGGGCCTGCGGCCATGCGGCGGCGGCGAGCAGGATGGCGATGAGCGCAAGTCCTGCGGTTCTCATGGTGCCCCTCCTAGGTGGTGTGTTTGCGGGTTCGTTCGAGGCGATCCAGGCGTGCGTGGATCTCGTCGAGCTCGTCGCGTAGTTGGGCGCGGCCGACCTTCTCGGCGATCGCTTCGCGTACGAACGCGTTCAGGGATGCGCGGTCCCGTCGTGCGGCTTGGCGTGCCGCTTCGTGCAGATCTTCGCTCATCCGCACCGTCAAGCTCCCCACAGCCAGGGACGCTAACCGCTTCGCAAACAGGTGGCAAATGTGATACCGCCGGTGCCGTCAACGTCTGCAATTTGCGGATGAAAGGCGTATTGACGGGTTGTGAACGCGACTGATAGCTTGCGTGTCTGTCTGCAGTTTGGTTGGTTCTCAACACGGGCACCGGGGATGTTCGAGGAGACGGAGGGACCGCGTGCGCGGCGAATATGGGAGGCCGGAGGGGGTAGCCCTCGAGGATGTGCCGCAGCGGGCACGCGTGTTGACGCTGTTCGAAGGGGATCAGGAGACCCTCTACCAGGAGCACCCGATGGAGGTTGCGCGCAGGGCGCTTATCGACGCTGCTGACGTGGAGCGCGAGCCTTTGGCTTCGGCGCTCCGTCAAGTAGCTTCGCGACTTCCAAGCCGAGAGACGCCACTTCGAGTCGCAAGGCTTCGAGGATCGTCTCGATCCGATCCAGCTGCTCGTTAGAGCTACCGCGGGATGCGGTGAACGGGTCGGGGGTATCGCCGCGTAGCAGCCATTCCGGCGTGACTTTGAGGATCTCGGCGAGCTTGTCCAGGTGGTCGGGGTCTGGGGTGTTCTCGCCGGCCTGCCAGTTCTGATACTGGCGTAGCGAGACGCCGACGGTGTCGGCGATCGTTTGCTGCTTGAGGTTCCGGGCGGCTCGCATCTCTTTGATGCGCTGCCCCATTTCGCGTCGCTGCTGTTCGTCACGCGCCACCTGAAGGCGGAACGTAGACGCGATTCGCTCAAATTGCGACGTGCCGCTTACGAAACTTCTTTCACGAAGGGTTGACTTCGTTTTCATCTCGTATTACTCTACGCGAGGCGTGAACGAAAAGCAAGCGAACAGGCCGGACCCGTTGTTTCCGAACTTGGCCCGCAACGTGCGGTTCGCGCGGATCGTCTCCGGGCACACGCAAGAGAGCCTGGCGCGCACTCTCGGCGTGACGCTACGAACGATCCAGAACTGGGAAAGCGGAACACGCCCGGCGCGCAAAAGGCTCGAAGCGCTCGCCACTGAACTCGACCGCGAACCGATCTGGTTCCTGACCGGTCGCCTCGAGACCGAAGAGGAACTCGTCGCGTGAACTTCGGGGCTGTCATCGCCGTGGGGTTCTGGGCGTGCGTCGTGCTTCTCATCATCTACGGGCTCACCTGGGACGCCCGCAGACTCCGCGAGAACCGGCGGCGGAGGCACAAGTGGTAAGACCGTTGACCGGCAGCGAGCAGAAGATCCTGCGCGCCCTGATCGACTCCGACCAGCCGGAGCTTGAGCTTTGCCTGCTGACCGCGAAGGCGCGGGTAACGAAGGGGCAGACCATCGCCGCGGTTCGTGATCTTCGCCGGTCCGGTTTGATCCGGACGCGCCGGGAGGGACGACGCAGGTTCGCGTCACCGAACCATCGTCGCCTCCCGGCGCTCACCGCCCAGGAACGCGAAACACGCACAATTCTGTATGGGAGGGCGGCGTGAGTCGCATGGAACCCGGCACGCACGTCTGGCCGGTGTGGGGTGGTCGGTGGCATTGGACCGCCCGAAGGCTGATCGGCCGGCAAATGTTCGTCGCGAGCGGAACCGCAGAGTCGCGTGGCATGGCGATCACCGAAGCGAACCGTGCCGTGCGAACGATGATTTTGACGAAGGCTTGCGCCGCCACAACCAGCGCTGGCGCATCCACGGCCGGCGCTGCGCCCCCGGCGCCGGCCGTCAGGCTTCAGGAGGCGATGTGAGCACCCCAACCAGCGGGCTAGCCCAAATGTTCACCGACATCGCTATGGCCCTCAAAACGGCTGAGGAACGACCCTACGGGCCTCCCGTGAGCGGGGACGAGAAGATTGTTGCGGGAAACGCGTGCAAGCAGATCTGTGGTGGTGACGCGGCAAAGGCGATCAGCCTGTGGAAGATGATCCAGGCTGACCTCGGATACGTTCCCCGCGCCGCAGCTGTCGCTCTGATCCGTGCGTCGAACCCCGACGCGATCATCCCCGACGTCGAAGCGCCCGAGCCGTCATGAGCGCCGAGCTTCAACAGGTCGAGCGGTTCCCGAACCCGATCACCGGGGAAATGCTGTCCCTCTCAAGCCCGGACGCCGACCTCGCACGGTTCATCGCAGACATCCGCGACTACGAAACACAGGTGCGCGGACTCAAATCACTCGTGAACGCGGAGCTATTGCGCCGGCTCGATGAGCGCCTCGACGGCTGGACCGCGCACCTCGAGGACGGCATCACGATCTCAGCCCCATCGCCGGAGCCGTCAGATGAGTGGGACGCGGCCGGTCTTCGCGGCGCGCTCGAGGAACTCGCCGACAAGGGCACGCTGCCGATCAGCGCGGTTGACGCCGCAATCGAGGTGGTCGTGTCCTACAAGCCGAAGACCGCCGGCCTGAAGGTACTGCGCAAGGCCGGATACGGGGAACTGCTTGACCGGTTCGTCCGCAAGGTTGAGAAGGCCCGCTACATCAAGGTGAGCCGCTCGTGAGCGTCGTGGAGCTCGACTCGCCGGCGCTCGTGATGCAGAAGCTCACCGAGATCGAAGCGGACCTCGCGTACCGCCAGAACGCCTTGGAGACCGCTGCACGCCACTGGTATCAGGCCAAGCGGGAGATCGAGCGGGTCAGCGCACGGGCGCTCCTGGATAGCGACAAGGGCTCCGTCACCGAGAAGAAGGCCGACGCGGACCTCGCCGCGTACGACGTTGAGGGCGCGGTGTACGAGGCGGAGTACGAGGCGATCAAAGCCGCAGTCCGCGTGCTCGAGACCCGCGCGTCGGTATGCCAATCAATCTTGCGGGCCCAGGGGCGCTCATGACCGATCTTCACTTGATGAATCTTGACTCGCCGGAGCTGACAGCTGAAGGCGAGCTTGACCCTCACGCGTTCGACACGCGCTGCCTCCGGTGCGGGACCGTATTCCCGTCGTACCTGGCGCTTTGTCCAACGTGTGAGGAGGAAATGAACGGGCTGCCCTACGAAGGCGCCGGGGGAGCGAGGCGGGGGAGCGAGCCTATCGACTAGGCAATCTGCTCACTCCCCAGCACACCTCGCCGGCGACGTGTGCGAAATGCAGAACAGGACCGTACCAGTGGGTGCGGACGGAACACGCTCGCGTGAGGCGGGTCTGCGGTCGGACATAACAACTTCATACCCATTTACCGCTTACCGGTTAACAGAGAAAGGAGAACATTTGACATCTGCTGATTTTCATTCCACCAGTGGGATCGCGGGCGCGCGTGGACCTAACCGAACCGGCCCTGAGCGCCATTGCCTTTTCTGCAACGACCCGGTCGACCCGGCGTCCCCGTTCACATGGAGGCGCGTGGTGGGCTGGGAACGCAAGGCGCAGGCAGCCTCCCGCCGCGGTGGTAGCGACATCAAGGGTCGCGAGCAGCGCGACGAGTACGCCTGCAACGCATGTGTGAGCCGGATCGGCTCGGGTGTCTCAGTTCATCAGGAAGCGTTGATCTAGTCGAGAGGAGCGAAGGTGACGACGGAACAGCAGACACAGGCAGTTGAGGACGATCACGCGGCCGGCTGGCGGCCGAACCCTGGTGACAGGGTGCAGGGCATCGTCACGTCCGTTGTGGGCGTTGACATGGGCTACGGCACCTATCCGGTGGTGACGATCAAGCAGGCGGACGAGTCGGAAGTCGCGGTTCACGCGTTCCACACGGTTCTCCGCCGCGAGCTCGCCGGCATTCGCCCCGAACCCGGGGATGACCTGGACATCACCTATCTGGGGAAGAAGACGGAGGGCGGCAGTTTCGGGAAGGGGTATGACAACTATCGGGTCCGCTCAAGCAAGCAGCCGAACAACTACGACTGGGACCGCGAGCTGTCCGACGATCAGCGGGCGGAGCGCCGCGAGCAGGAGGCGGAGGTTCCGATCCAGCGCGCCGACCCGCCCGCACCGGATTTCGATCCGGCTGAGACGGCCGCCCCCGACGACGATCTTCCGTTCTGAGCAATGACCGCGGTTTCAGGTGAGCAGGACTGGCTTCTGAGTGCCGCTGCAGGCGGCGTCCGGCAGTTCTACGCAACGATCGGCGTGCAGATCCCGTCGACCCCAACGGAGCAGGCAAGCGTTCGCTGTTTCGCCAACCCGACGGCACATTCGCACGGCGACCGGAACGCGTCCTGCTCCCTGAACCTCGTCACCGGCGTCTGGTGCTGCCACGGGTGCGGGGAGAAGGGCAACGCCTATTCGGCGGCAATGGCGTGCGGCTACTCGGAGACGCAGG